TGCCCCCGGTTGCCCGGGCCCCGCCGGGCGGGGGCACCGGCCACGGCCCCTCCCGGAGAAGAGGAAGAGCCAGCCGTGATGTGGATCGAGACGGTCATGCACATGTCCGGCACGCGGGCGAACGGGGACAAGTACCCGCCGGGGTTCACGCCGTTCGAGGTGGCGGACTGGGAGGGCGAGCACCTGATCCGCGGCGGCATGGCCCGTGCGGTCGCCACGCCGGAGTGGGCCGTGCCCAAGCCGCCCGCGCCGCTGCCGGAGAAGCCCGTGACCGTGCCGGGGCCCGTGATGCAGGAGCCTGATCCTGCGCCGCCGGCGTACCAGCCGGATGATCCTGAGCCGGAGCTAGCCGCCCCCGCGGGACTGCCGCCGGCGCCCGGCGACCCGAAGCAGGCATGGGTGGATTACGCCGTCACCCAGGGCATGCCAGCCGATGATGCCTCGCGCATGACCAAGGCTGACCTACAGTCCCGGTTCGGGCCGAGGCTGTAACCCCAGGCGTATCCTGAGCAGGAGGAAGGGAGCCAGACTCATGGCAAGCCCAGGAAAGACCCCGACGAGCGGCCGGCCGTACTCCGGTCCCGCCACCAATTCGGACCCGACGACTGAGCCTGGCCAGTATCCTCCCGGCCCCGACTGGAGCAACGCCATCTTCGGCGGCCAGCTGCCCGCCGGCACTGGCGCCCCGGGCTCGCCGACGAGCGCGGAGGCACTGGACCCGACGAACGAGAAGGGCCAGACGATCGACGGCCTGACCGGCGTCACGCACGAGGAGATCGTCAGCACGGGCGCCCCCGGCACCCAGGGCACCGTCCCGGACGTCGCCGGCAATGACGGCACCGCGATGACCTACACCAAGGCCAGTGACGGCATCGGCCCGTACGAGCAGGTCACCAGCTCCGACGAGCTGTCCGGCCCGCAGGATTCCACCCAGGCCAACGACGACGGCTACGCTACCGGCGGGCCGCAGCTCCCGGGCCTGAAGGGCAACGAGCCGCAGGCAGGCAGCGGACGGTACCAGCCCGGCGGCGGCAGCGTCATGCGCGGTGGCCGGGCCATCCGGGGCTAGCGTGCACGAGAAGCCGAGCCAGGCGTATCGCTACGAGCATTATGATCCCCGGAGGCGGTAATGCAGGACCTGAGCGGGCTGCTGCCTGACCCGATCAGCGCTTTGGTGCCAACCTCCCAGGAGGGCGGCAACATGCAGGCGTCGAACGAGCAGGCGATGACCGCTCCCGGCTCGGAGCCCGTGGACGTCATGCACCAGGCCGGTGACTATTTCGGCAACGACCCCACGGTCACGCCGTCCAACGCGGCTGTGATCGAGCCTGCGACGGACGGCAAGCCGCAGGCCAGCGGGCAGGCTCACGAGTACAGCCCGCCGTCGCCTGCCTGGAAGGCCACCGGCACGCCGAATGTCGTGCGCCAGCCGGTGACGGCCAGGAAGGGCCGGTAATGCAGAACCCCGCAGTTAACGGCCCGGTTCCCGAGTCGCCGCATGTCATCACGGCCTCCCCGGTGCAAGGCAACGTCCCGCAGCACGACTGGGACGCGACGAGCGACGCGACGATGAACGGCTGGAAGTCACTGGAGGCCAACGCCGGGACCGCGGACTTCAGCGGGACCGTGACGGAGGGCTTCCCGGACGGTCCCGGCCGCTGGAAGCAGACCTAGGAGGACGAGAATGCCACAGGCACCCGACCCGATCACCAGCCCCCCGCCCCAGCCCTGGCAGCCCTACGACGCCACCGCTCCCGGCGCCGCCGAGGACCAGGTCACGGCGACTACCATCTACGATGCCGTGGCGGGAGACTCCGCGGGCGGCCCCTGGCGCAAGATCCAGGAAGCAGGCGCGGCCGGGGCCCAGGGGGAGGCAGTCGCTGACGCCTGGCCGGGTAACGGCGCGTCTGACGGCAGCGCCTGGAAGCAGGTATAGGTCATGAGCGACATCGCACGCGTGTACCCGAACGGCCAGGAGCCGGCCAAGGGCGGCCAGACCGGCGGCCTGCCGTACCCGAACGGCTCGGAGAAGGCTCACGGCGGCAACGGCGGCCTTAGCCACGACTACAAGGATGACCGCACTAAGTAGGGTCTCCCTTTTCCAGCGCAGACGGGCTGGTCATGCCCAGCAGGGCCAGCTCGCAGCGTGACTACTTCAGGCGCGCGGCGAAATCGCGCCACGCCCGTGTGCTGAATGTCAGGACGGTGCCGTCGCCGTGCTGGGTGGTGTCGCGAACGCCGACCTTATCTGCGTCCGTTCCGACGCTGACGCAGTGCGGGCACTGCCCGTCACAGCGGCTAGCGATACGCCAGTTAGCCGTCATCATTTCCTTCTCCCGTTGTCCCTGAGTTCCCACGGTGGCACTTCAGGCTAATACTAAGCTCATGCCGCGAGCGAGTGCCGGCCTTCGCGGATCACCGGCTACGTCTGTTCTAGTATAATAAGGAAGTCTGCTAGAGTCGTCGCATGAGAATCCTCGTGACCGGTGGGGCCGGGTTCCTCGGGAGCAGCCTCGTCCGCCGCCTGGCCGGGGAAGGTCATGAGGTACGGGTCCTTGACGACCTGAGCCGCGGTGACCGGGAGCGGCTCCGCGGCGTGCCGTGCACGCTCATTGAAGGCGACGTGCGAAACTCGGCAGACGTCCTGACCGCGATGCACGGCTGCGACATGGTGGCGCACCTGGCTTACCTCCAGGGCACCCAGACGTTCTACGCCGAGCCGCGCGCTGTCCTCGACGTTGCGCTGCGCGGCATCCTCAACGTGCTGCGCGGCTGCGAGGTCACCGGCTGCGGGGACCTGCTCCTGGTGTCCTCCTCCGAGGCGTACCAGGTGGCCCCGCAGGTGCCCACCCCGGAGGACATCCCCCTCGTCGTCCCGGACGTGCTCAATGCCCGGTACAGCTACGGCGGCGGCAAGATCGCCTGCGAGCTGGCCGTGCTGGCCTGGGAGCGGGCAGGGGTACTGGACCGGGTGGTGATCGCCAGGCCGCACAACGTCTACGGTCCTGACATGGGCCGGGAGCACGTTATCCCGGAGTTCTGCAACCGGATGGACGAGCTGATCCCGCAGTACCCGAAGGGGGGCGTCATCCCGTTCCCCATCCAGGGCACCGGCCAGGAGACCCGGTCGTTCTGCTACATCGATGACTGCACGGCCCAGCTGAGCCTGCTCGCCGGCCAGGGCACCCCCGGCGGCGTCTACCACGTGGGCACCATGGACGAGCGCACGGTCGCGGACGTTGCCGTTGCCGTGGGCCGGCGCTATGGCCGTGAGGTCAAGGTCATGCCGGGCAAGCTGGCCAAGGGGTCGCCGCCGCGCAGGCTGCCGGACACGGCGAAGATCCGGGCGCTGGGAACCTGGCCGGAGACCTCGTTCGAGGACGGCCTGGCCGAGACGGCAGCCTGGTACCAGGCGCACAGCCTCCTGCCGCGGCAGGCTTGGTGACCGGTGACGTCACCGCCTGCGGCGGCTGCGGGGCGCACGGGCTGCTGAGGCCCTTCTTCGACATGGGGCGCCAGCCGCTTGCCGAGAGCTCCAGGGCAAGTGCCCGGTACCCGCTCGCCCTCGTGCAGTGCGCGAGCTGCCTGCTCGTCCAGCTCAGCTACATCGCGGACCAGCGGGAGGTCTTCCCGGAGGATCACCCGTACACGACGGGCAACTCCCGGGTGCTGCGCGAGCACTATGCGAACCTGACCCGGGACCTTGCCGGAAACCTCGCCCTGGGCGACCTGGTCGTTGATATCGGGGCCAATGACGGGACGCTGCTGGGCAGTTACCCGGGACCACCGCGCCGGGTAGCGATAGAGCCGACGAACCAGGTCAGGAAGTGCGGTCCTGGCATCACGCAGTACCAGGAGTTCTTCACCGCTGGCCTGGCGGCGAAGATCCGCGGGGAGCACGGGCCGGCCAGGGTCGTCACGGCGTGCAACGTCCTCGCGCACGTGCCGGATGTCCATGACTTCCTGGACGGCGTGGTGACCTTGCTGGCTGACGACGGGGAGTTCGTCACCGAGAACCACGACCTGGCGAGCATCACCGAGGGCCTTCAGATCGACACGATCTACCATGAGCACCTGCGGTACTACTCGGTGGCCACCCTCGCCGGCCTGCTGGAGCGGCACGGCCTGCGGGTCACCAGCTCGCAGGAGACCCCGATGCACGGCGGGTCGTTCCGCGTGCGGGCCCGCAAGCAGCGGGGCGGCCTCCAGCACCGGGCCGAGGGCGCCGCTGCGGCGCTGCGCGGGATGCTATGGAAGATCACCGTCCAGGAGAAGGAGAAGGTGTACGGCATCGGCGCGACCACCCGCGCCACGCCGCTCCTCCACTACGCGGGCGTTCAGAAGTACGTCACGTGCGTCTGCGAGGTACCCGGCAGCGAGAAGATCGGCCAGCTGATGCCAGGCACGCAGATTCCCGTGGTGGACGAGAAGCGGCTCATCGAGGACCAGCCCGCGTACGCGCTGATGCTGTCCTGGCACATCGCCGGCGACATCATGCCGAAGCTGCGCGCGGCCGGCTACCAGGGCAAGTTCATCGTCCCGCTTCCCAGCCCAGGGATCGCCGGTGCCTAGCAGCTTCCGGGACGACCGGGGCTACATCGAGGACCTTGTCGTCTCCCCGATTGACTCCGTGACGCGCATCATCACCAGGGCGGGCGCTGTCCGCGGGAACCACGTGCACCGGGAGACCGTGCAGTGGACGTACGTGGTCTCCGGGAGGCTCCTCATTGCTATCCGGCTCCAGGACGGGAGCATCCGCGAGCGTGAGCTTGGCCCGGGGGAGATGGCCCGGGAAGAGGCCGGGGCTCCTCACGCGTGGAAGGCCATCGCCGACTGTACCTGCCTTGTCTTCACCCGTGGCCCGCGATCAGGGGCCGGGTATGAGAGTGACACGACCAGGCTAGCCGAGGAGGACTGGCTGCTATGAGGGACCTGCTCGTCGTGGTGCCCAGCCGGGGCCGCCCGCAGAATATCCAGCGGCTGCGAGAGGCCATGGACGTTACCTGCCAGGGGTACACGACGCTCCTCGTTGGCCTGGACGAGGACGACGAGGAAAGCTACCCCCGGCTGGGGAACGTGCAGTATGCAGTCCGGGCCGGCCTGCGCGGCTTTACCGCCTGGGCGAATGAGCTGGCCGTGCCCGCCGTGGGGGAGTACCGGTACATCGGGGCGCTCGGTGATGACTGCGTGCCGGAGACGCCCGGCTGGGACGTGCGGATCATGGAGGCCCTGAACCGCCAGCCCTTCGCGTACGCCAACGACCTGTACCCGCTGCGCCCGCACGGCTCTCAGGTAACGCACGTCTTCACCAGGAGTGAAGTCGTCCGGGCGCTCGGCTATATCGGCGTCCCGGCTCTTACTCACATGTACGTGGACGACGCCTGGGGGGCCTGGGGCGCGGCCTGCGGGATCGAGTACCTCCCCGGCGTGATCATTGAGCACTTGCACCACTCCTCCGGGAAAGCGCCGGCTGACGAGACGTACCGGCGGGCGGAGGAGACCTCGGCGCAGTGCCAGGCAGCCTTCGCCGAGTACTGCCGCGGAGAGCTGGACGAGGATGTCCGCAAGATCAAGGCGGTGCTGTGACGTGAGGATGCACGGCAAGTGCGGGTGGCTGTACCTGGAGAATGCCGATCCAGTGCTCCTGCGGGAGTGGATGTATGACGCCAGCAGCTCCACCCTGGAGACCGTCCCTCCGGTGAACGTCGCCAGTGCCGTGCCTTTCCGGCTTTACCCGGCCGCGGCCATTTCCGAGATTCCCCCGCCTGCGGGCGACCAGCATTTCTGGGGCGTTATCAGGCCGGGGGGCCGGGTGCCGGGCATCCAACGCCATCCAGGAGGGTCAGAGCCCCGGGAGCTAGTTGGCAGGCTCGTCCGCCAGGTCTGGGTGCAGTGGGCGCGAGAGCAGCCGGACCCGAAGCCGTCCTGGCTACTGCCCTGGGAGGACTTGGACGACGGCCAGCGTGAGGCGGACATGCGCATCGGAGCGGCCTTGTTCGATGCGGGCTACCGGGCAGGGACGAACGGGGATGACGCGCTGGGAACGGCGCCATGACGGGCGTGACCTGGGACGTCCTGATCTGCTCGATCCCGCACCGGCACGTGACGCTGCTGGAGCTGCTCGCTGACCTTAACCGGCAATGGCAGCCGGGATTCGGCGCGCTGATCTACCGGGACAACCTGGAGGACAGCTACGGGGCTAAGACGCAGACCCTGCTGAACAGGTCCCGGACACAGTACGTCTCCTGCATCGATGACGACGACCTGCTGGCCCCCGATGGCGTGGCGCGGATCATGGCGGCACTCCAGGCGCAGCCGGATTACGTGGGCTTCATGGTGCGCTGGACGACGGACGGCGTTCCGGAAGTCCCGGTTGAGCACTCGCTCGCGCACTCGAACTGGACTAACCGGCCGGACATCCTGCTCCGGGACATCACCCAGTTCAACCCGATCCGCCGGGAGCTGGCGCTGCTGGGCACCTGGGAGGGCGGGAATGAGGCTGAGCGCCGCTGGAGCAGCGGGGTGCGGGCCAGCGGCAAGTGCGTGAGCCAGGCATGGCTACCGGACCCCCCGGTGTACTACTACCGGTCATCAAGCAAGGACACCTTCAAGATGGAGCGCTTCCCGATGCCGCAGGACCAGATTCCGCTGCTGCCGTCGTATCCCTGGCTGACGGTGGTCGGATCATGAGGGACCTGCTGGTCGCCGTGCCCAGCCGGGGACGCCCTGCGAGCATCGCCCGGCTTGCGCAGGCGATGAAGGACACCTGCACGGCGGACACCGTGCTGGCGGTCGGCCTGGACGACGACGACGAGGGCCAGTACCCGCGGCTGCCCGGCGTGGAGTACGAGGTGCGCTCCGGGCTGCGCCGGGTCACCGCGTGGACCAATGAGCTGGCCGTCCCCCGGGCCGGGCAGTACCGGGCGGTCGGCTCCCTCGGCGATGACAACGTGCCGCGCACGCCCGGCTGGGACACGGCCATCCTCAAGGCCCTGGAGAGCACGCCGTTCGCATTCGGCAACGACCTGTACCCGCGGGACCCCGGGTCGATGAGCTGCCACATCTTCATGCGCAGTGAGGTGGTGCAGGCCCTCGGCTACGCGGGGGCGCCGACGATCTCGCACATGTACGTGGACGTGGGCTGGTTCGCCTGGGGCACTGCCTGCGGGATCACGTACCTGGACGACGTGGTCATCGAGCACATGCACTACTCCGTGGGCAAGTCCGGCCCGGATGAGGTCTACGCCGCCTCCTACGCGCTGACGAGCACGGACCTCCAGAACTGGCATGCCTACAGCCGCGGCGGCCAGCTGAACGCCGACATCGCGAAGCTGGGCGGGACGCCGTTCACCCCCGAGTCGCTGTCCGAGTTCAACCGGAGCATCAACGTGCCGGACCAGTGGCCGGGATGACCCAGCCCCTGGTATCGGTGGTTACCCCCACGTGGCAGCGGCACGCGATGCTCATGGACCGCTGCGTCCCGGCCGTGCAGGCGCAGGACTATGACAGCGTTGAGCACGTCATCGTCAGCGACGGCCCGGACAGCACGCTGGCCATCGTGCTCGGCATGCTGTGCGGCAAGAACGCCTGGGGCAACGTCGTCTACCGGGAACTGCCGGAGCATCCCGCCGGCGAGCACTGGGGCCATCATGCCCGGCTGGCCGGCCTGGAGGTGGCCCGCGGGCAGTACGTCACCTACTGCGATGACGATGACGCCCTCCGGCCCCGGCACTGCGCGCTGATGGCCGCGGCCCTGGACGCGGCCCCGGAGGCGGGCTTTGCCGTGAGCCGCATGACGTGCCACGGCGGCCCGCACGAGTCGGTGACCGGCTGGGGACCGCTGGCCTGCGGCAACGTGGGAACCCCGATGATCATGCACCGCCGGGAGATCCTGGCGCACGGGACCTGGGGGCCGGCGTCCTTCACCGAGGACTGGGACCTCGTGGAGCGCTGGCTGGACGCGGGAGTCAGCTACGTGAGCGTGGACGCGGAGACCAGCGATGCCTGGCCCTCCCTGTACAGGCAGGGGCAGCAATGACGGACGGCCATGACCGGGAACGTCATGCTCCTGCGCCGCAGCAGCGGGTGAGGGACCTGGAGCGCCAGTACGACGTTGCCCGGGAGCACGAGGAGAGGTACCGCAACGCCCTGCTGTGGGTGCGCACGGTTGCCGGCATGCACTACCTCGGCGGGGCCTTCGAGCCCGAGCACATGCGCGACCTGGCCAACCTCGCCGCTAACGCGCTGGACGGCACGGACCTGCCAGACTGCGAGGAAAGCTCGGCCAAGGCCCGGAAGAAGGCCAGCAAGTGGGCGGAGCGGTTCGGGCGGGAGCTGGCTGAACAGGAGCTGGCGGAAGACTGACATGGGCATCATGAGCAAGAACGGCCTGGACGTGCGCAGTTACTACCATTGCTTCGCGGCCGGGGCCTGGGCCGACCCGGTACGGGATCACTTCGCCGCGATGGGCCGCAGCGGCCTGGACGAGACGGCGATCACGGTTGGCCTCGTTGGACCGCCGCGGGACCGGGACAATGCCCGGCAGCGGATCGGCCTGCTGTGCCGCAACTGGTGCATTCCCGAGCCGGCGCAGTGGCGCGAGGCAGAGGAAGGATGGGAGCAGGTAACGCTCCAGGCCATCTACGACGACGTCCAGAAGATCCCCGGTGAGTACGCGGTCCTTTACGCGCACGCCAAGGGCGCCTACGGCGACACGGACACGAACCACGCCTGGCGCCGGTCGATGACCCGTCACGTCGTGCGCGGCTGGGAGGACTGCGTGACGCTCCTCGGCAGCCATGACATGGTCGGATGCCACTACGTCTCCAACGACCATTACCCGCAGGACCCGCCGTTCTTCGGAGGGAACTTCTGGTGGGCCCGGGCATCGTACCTGCGCCGGCTGCCCCCGCCGGAGAACGAGAACCGCTGGACCGCGGAGATCTGGGCGACGCAGGCGAACCCCCTGGTCCATGACTTGCGGCCAGGATGGCCTGACTACCAGTGAGGTGATCCCCGTCAAAGCTTTCATCATCTTCCGTGACCGGGTGACGTACGGTCGCCAGTGCCTTGCGGCGTTCCAGGCCGCGGGCCTTGAAACGACGATCGTTGACCACGGCAGTACCTGGCCGGGGGCAGTGGACTGGCTCAGGGAGCTGAAGAAGTCGGGCGTCCCGGTGGTTGACGAAGGCGGCGGCAACCCGCGGGACCTATGGCAGCGGGACTGGTTCCGCAGGGCGTGCGCCCGGGAGAAGTACGTCGTGAATGACCCGGACGTCATACCGTCGCAGGAATGCCCGCCCGACTGGCCGCAGTACCTGTCGGAAGTCCTCGACAGGCACCCGAACTACCACAAGATCGGCCTCGGGCTGCGCATCGACCGCATCCCGGAGCACTACACGCAGCGCGATAACGTCATCGGCTGGGAAGCGCACTTCTGGGATCACGAGGTAGAGCACGGCGTGTATCACGCGGACGTCGACACTACGCTGGCCGTGCACATCCCGATGATGGACATGGGCTGCCATTCCTTCAGCGCGATGCGCACGGGCTTCCCGTACGTTGCCGACCACGTGGCCTGGTACGAGGACTACCGGAACCTGAGCGAGGAGCTGGCGTACTACCACAGCCACGCGGAGGAGGGGATCTCCTGCTGGACGCCGCGGAAGGAAGCTCCGTGGGATGCCGGGGGAGCGATCCTGCCGGGGCGCGGCATGGCTACCGGGACTGACTGAGCTGCTGTCTCATGGAGTATCCTCACCGGCATGAGTGACTGGGCTGGCAAGCCGAGCATGCGAAGCAAGGCCCGGCTGGTCATGGCCGCGGATGGCGCGAGCATCGAGGCGGCGATGGCCGCGCCCGGGGCGGGAAAGTGAAGTCCCGCGTCACGCTGGAGCCGTCTGAGCTCAGTGAGGACGGACGGGTCATCGAAGCCTGGATCAGCGTCGAGCGCCTCGGTGACTGCGACGATGACGCTACGGACCGGGACCTGTTCCTGTCCCCGGAGGAGATGCAGTTCCTGTACCAGGGGATGAGGCGCTACTACGAGGACGGCGTGTGGACGACCGGGACGGTGGAGTGGTGAGCGCCAAGTGGGACGAGCGGTACCTGAACCTGGCCACGCTGGTGTCGTACTGGAGCAAGGACCGCAGTACGAAGGTCGGCTGCGTGATCGTGGGCGAGGCCGGCCAGGTGCTCTCCACCGGGTACAACGGCTTCCCGCGCGGCATTGGCGACGATGTAGCGCAACGGCACGCTCGCCCGGCCAAGTACCTGTGGACCGAGCACGCTGAGCGGAATGCCGTCTATAACGCGGCCCGGACGGGCACGTCCCTGCTCGGGTCGTCGCTGTACCTGCCGTGGTTCCCCTGCGCGGACTGCGCCAGGGCCATCATCCAGTCGGGGATAGCCGTCCTCGTGGTTGTCGAGGTCAAGCGCGGCGACGCCCAGTGGGATGAGAGCATCGCGGTCAGCAAGGAGATGCTCGCGGAGGCCGGAGTCATTGTCCGCTGGCACGAGCCGGGGGTGAGCGCGAGCGCGTGAGCGAGATCTTCTTCCTGCTCGTGTGCCGGGAGTGCGGTAACCCGGGAAAGCCCTTGATCATGCCCTTCGGCTCGGCGGCCGACCGGGGGAAGTGGGCCTCGGAGCACACGAGGGCCACCGGGCATGACCGCTGGTGGGTGCAGGACGAGGTGCGGGAATCATGAGCGGCTGCCAGCGGGAGGAGAGGCCAGTGCATGAGGTCAAGGTCACCGGCAACATCATGGCGGACGGCGTCGATATCTGGGTGACGATGAAGTTCGAGGGATCGCCGCGTCGTATCCTGCACTTCCGGGAGGGCCTTCCGGACTGGGACGAGGCGGACGGGACCGCGCAGCCCCCGACGATGACGCTGCCTGATGACGCGGGCCGGGCGCTGCTGGAGCAGCTGCTACGGCATTACGCCGGGTCGCAGGACCTGCACACGGTCCGCGCTGACCTGGTGCACGAGCGCAAGCGCGTTGACAATCTCATCAGCGCGCTCACGCAGGCGCTGGCCGTGACCATTCAGCAGCGTATTACAGTGTCTTCTCGTGAGGATCTTCGCAGGCCATGATGGTGGGTCAGGCTGCATGTACTACCGGATCAAGGTCCCCCTGGAGGAGCTGGCCCGGCACGGTCATGAGGTGACCTTCCGCTCCGGCGGGAATGAGGAGGGTAACCGGCCCATCACCCTGGCGGAGATGGCCGAGCATGACGTGGTGATCGGGCAGCGGTTCAATCACTACGCGGGCATGGGCACCTGGCGCCGCGCCCGCGGGCCGTCCAGCCGGCTGGTCTACGAGATTGATGACGACGTCTTCTCCGTGACCCCGGTCAACTGGCAGGCGTACCACGTCTACAGCCAGCCGGAGGTCCGCGAGGCTGTCATGCACCAGGCCCAGGTATCGGACCTGGTGACCGTGACCACGGAGCACCTGGCCGCGGTGATGCGCGAGCACACCGGCAACGGCAACGTCCTGGCGCTGCCGAACTGCGTCCCCGGCTGGGTGCTGGACATGGAGCGCAGGCCCCGGCAGCGCCCGGCGATCGGCTGGGCGGGCGGCGCCAGCCACGGCAGCGACGTCGGGCTGCTCGTCAGCCCCGTGCGCCGGTTCCTGAAGCGGTTCCCCGGCTGGGACTTCCAGCTTGGCGGCACGGACTTCCGGGAGACCTTCGCCCGGGAGGGGTCGCCGCGCGGGAGGCTGCTGCACGCCCGGTGGGTGCCGGTCTGCGAGGACGCGCGGGGCTATTACGAGACCGCGGACTTCGACATCGGCCTGGCCCCGCTGGCGGGAACCCCGTTTGACCTGTCGAAGTCCTGCGTCAAGGTACTGGAGTACGCGGCCCGGGGCATTCCCTCGATCGCCAGTGACTGCGAGGTTTACCGGTCGTTCATCCGCCATGGCGAGAACGGCTTCCTGGTGAAGAGGGACCATGAGTGGCTGAAGTACGCATCCGAGCTGGCCAGCGACGGGGGCCTGCGGCTGGCGATGGGCCAGGCAGCGCGGGACACGGCGCGGGAGTGGACGATCGAGGCGAATTACCACCTATGGGAGCAGGCGTACCGGAGCCTGTTTAAGGTCAAGTCTCTTAGCGTATTATGGCCTTCGTGCGCGAGCCAGTAGCCAGGCAGTACCGTTACCGGGCCTATCCCGATGAGGAGCAGGCTGACCTCCTGGACTTCTACGCAGCGGGCGCCCGCGCGTTCTGGAATAAGAACGTCGCGTGGCTGCGCGCCATGGAGGGAAGTGAGGGGCATGACGACCTTGGCGCTGGCCGCCAGCTGAGCGAGGCTTACGCTTACCTCGCCAGCGTGCCCGGCATCGCTGAGGCCCTGAAGAGCAGGAAGCATCCGGAGCATGAGCGCTGGACGGCCTTCCTGCGAAAGGCAGAAAGGCCGCGCCAGCCCGGCTGGCATGCGTGGACGCGGCATTACGGGGGTGCCAGGCTCCGCGGGCAGCTGAGCGGGAACTTCTCTGCCGCCGTGCACGCTGCGCGGGAGAGCGGGATGACGTTCTGGCACGGGGGCGAGCAGCACCCGGTCTCGGCGGTCCCGTCGAAGGTCCTGCACGGGGCGTGCGGGAGCAAGGGCCAGCTCAAGGCCGCCGTGGACGCTGTCATGAAGAAGCGCGCCGCTGGCAAGCGCGCAGAGCTGCCCCGCTGGCGTGCCCGGCATGAGAGCCAGAACCTGCGCTGGCAAGTCCAGGATGGTCCCCGGAACGCGACCCGGGAGTCCCTGGTGACGGTAACGGGCACGCGGCACGCCACCGTGCCGCTGGTAACGACGCGCGGGCACGAGGGTAATAAGAGCCTGCGCATCCGCTATCATCGCGAGCTCCCCGCGGACGCCTCAGTGTCCTTCATGCAGGTGACCTGGAATCCGGGGACCGGCTGCTACTTCGTGACGCTCACGCTGACGACCGCGCAGTACGAGGTTCCGGCCACGACGGGCATGGCCGGCATCGACCGGGGCATCGTAAAGGCTGCTGTCACTTCGGACGGGGAGTACTACGATTCTCCGGGACTGAACCAGGGGCGCCGTCGCCGCGAGCTCCTGCTCCAGCAGTCCCTTGACTGGAAGCGCCGCGTGCTGCCGTGCAAGGGCCGGTGCGCGCACGAGCCAGGGCAGTGCTGGCGCACGTCACTACGGTATGCACGGGTCGTGACGGCCCGGCAGCGGCTCCTGGACGCCCAGGAGGACCTCATCGATGACGGGGCGCACAAATTCTCCCGGGCTATCGCCCGCCGGTACGCGGTCGTCGTGCTTGAGGACCTGGCGAACCTGATGACGGCGTCCACGGCGAAGGGCACGGTAGCCGCCCCCGGCGTGAGCGTGCGCGCCGCCGCCGGACGCAACCGGGAGGTACGCGCGGCTAACTGGGGGCGCATTGAGCAGTACCTGGGGTATAAGGCAGGGCAGCTCCTCGGCGTCCCGGCGCCGTATACGTCGCGGACATGCCCGCGATGCGGGTATGTTAGCGTCATGAACCGGCCCTCCCAGGCGGAGTTCCGGTGCGGGTCCTGCGGACTCAGCGGCAACGCTGACGTGATCGCGGCCGGCAATATCGTTAATGCAGGGAAAACCGCCCGCGCGCTGCGGGATAACGGGCAGGGATCGTCCTCCGGGATTAACCGGGGGCCTGGCGCTAGCCGGGAGCCTGCCAACACTCACAACTTTACAGTGGCCCCGGGCGAGCGCTGCGGTAGTGCGCCCGATCCCGGTCAGCGCTCGCAGGCAGGTGAGCAGCCAGGAATCGTTACCGAGCTCGACGGAACGGTGATCCCGGAGACGTGGGGCATCCCCGGTGCTCGCATCCGCGGGGGAAACCGCAGGTCACGACGGGCGAAAAAGCCGAGCGGTGGCAACACTGCCGGAGCCGGGTGAGTGAGGCGACACGCTCTTGCCGTGCAGCTGGTCAATCTGGCCCTGGTGGCAACACTGCCGGAGCCGGGTGAGTGAGGCGACTGGGCACCGGGCGAGGCGTTCTGCCCGGCGTTGCCGGTGGCAACACTGCCGGAGCCGGGTGAGTGAGGCGACTGGGCACCGGGCGAGGCGTTCTGCCCGGCGTTGCCGGTGGCAACACTGCCGGAGCCGGGTGAGTGAGGCGACAGGTGGTGGGACGGGCTGCCCGGGTTGGTCAGCATGGTGGCAACACTGCCGGAGCCGGGTGAGTGAGGCGACCAGCCCGCGCCGTCGCTCCGGAGAACCTTGTATTCGGTGGCAACACTGCCGGAGCCGGGTGAGTGAGGCGACAAGCAGCAGACGCCGCCGGTGAGCGTGTCCTCGGGCCGTGGCAACACTGCCGGAGCCGGGTGAGTGAGGCGACTCGGTGCGCCTGCGGCTACGGGTGGCCGGCTTGATCGGTGGCAACACTGCCGGAGCCGGGTGAGTGAGGCGACGGCTTCCAGGCGTCGGCGAGCCGGACCACCTCGCGCGTGGCAACACTGCCGGAGCCGGGTGAGTGAGGCGACCGCGACTGCTGCAATGCGCTAGACAAGGCAGGTGGCAACACTGCCGGAGCCGGGTGAGTGAGGCGACAGTGCAGCGCTGATGTCAGCCTGCGCCCGCGACTTGGTGGCAACACTGCCGGAGCCGGGTGAGTGAGGCGACATCAGGACCGGCCTTACCGGTCGACGCCTCCCGGCGGTGGCAACACTGCCGGAGCCGGGTGAGTGAGGCGACTGCTGCGGTATCCTGGCCACCGCAGCCGGGAGGAGCACGTGATGACGCAGGTACCGCAGACGGAGTCCCGCGGCGGCGACAAGCCGGACTGGGGCAAGGCCGTCGCCGGCGAGCCGCTGCCGCAGCTGGGCGAGGAGTACCCGGAGCCGGACAGCGGGCAGGCCCCGTTGCAGGACGGCCAGCCCTTGCGGCCAGAGGACAACCGGGGCGTTACGGAGCCTCCCGGCGGCAATGACCCGGAGTCGCAGTAGTGGCGCACGGCGGCTTTCACGGCCAGGTGGGCCAGGGCGGCACCGGTCCGGACGAGGCGGTACCCGAGTGCCCGGTCTGCCACGCCTGCGGCGGCGGGGGCCACGGCGGCTTCTGCCCGAACCGGGACCAGCCTGACCCGGCGCGCTGGACGACCTTGCCGCCGGCCGGGTTCACCGCGGCGCCACCGCATGAAGGGAAGCCATGAGCGACGAGACGGCAGCGACCGCACGCGAGCACCAGGAGGGGGCACCCAGTGAGTGACGCAGGCGAGCTGAGGTCCCTGATCGCGGACGTGATGAGGCTGGACCGCGAGTGGATGCGCAAGGCGACCGGGCGCGATGACCCGCGCAGCACCCCGTGGATGCCGTTCCCGCTGTTCGACTTCATCGCGCTGGTGGCCGAGGCGCTGCCGGAGTCGGCGGGAGACGCCCTCCTGGAGGTCGGCTGCGGCATCGGCACCCGGATGCGGGTCGCGCACGATCTCTACGGCCTGGACTGCCACGGCATCGACCGTGTCCCCGAGTACGTCGCCCAGGCGACGGAGCTGCTCCCGGAGGGCATGCCCGGGGTCACCGCCGAGGTAGCGGACGCACTCGGCTGGGACGGGTACGGCAAGTACGACCTCCTCTGGTTCAACCGGCCCTTCGCCGACCGCGTCCTCCAGCGCCAGCTTGAGGCGCAGGTCTGGAGCGACATGAAGCCCGGGGCCGTGGTGATCTGGGCCAACCTGGAGACGCCGCCGCCGCCTGCCTGGTGGCCGGTCCTGACGGAGACGAGCGTGCCCCGGGGCATCGTGCAGAAGCCGGTGGCGCCATGACCATGCCGCATCCCGGCGCCCGGCAGCTCGTTGACACCGGGAACCAGCTGCTCAGCAAGGCCCCCGTCACGCTGGACACCGGGTCGGTCGAGACCCCCGAGGCGATACTCGGCGTGGTCACCTTCCGGACGGCCTCGGTCACGTTGACCGCCTTCCTGACGGCCGCGGAGCTGAAGGAGTGGTCCGGGCTGCTGGACGGCCTGGCGGACCAGCTGAGCGGCACCGGCCTGGTCAAGGCGTCCCCGCAGGACCTGAGCCTGCTCACTGCGCTGGCGCGCAAGAGGAAGCAGCCGTAAGGCCCGGGTCCTCCCGCTGGACTGGGAGCTGCGGGCTGCGGCGGGCTCGTGCGGAAAGCGGGGCTGTGACCTGCCCAGGACCAGCGGTAGCAGGCTAGACTAGCCCCAGCCGAGGTCTGAGGCTGCCCTGAAGCAGAGCCGGAAGCCGGGATGATCATCCTGGCTGGAGGCTCTCCGGGTGAATGTCCCCCTCCTGAAGGTCCCGTACGAGGACTGGCACTGCCCGAACTGCGGCATTGCCGAGCGCACGGCCGCACTGCCTCCGGGAGCGTCCCGGTTCCATGCCTGCCCCCGCCTGCACAATCTCACCGCGCCCCTGGTCCGCGCCGGGACGCGGTGCTCGGTCGTGGCCGAGGAGCGACAGGATTACGTCGGCCGTGAGGTCGTCCGCTACGGCGATGACGGCAAGGCGTACATGGCCGTGCGCACGGTTCGCGAGGACGGTGACGACCTGGTGGTTAACGCCCCGGTCGCGCAGGGCCGCATGGGGGACTGGTGAGCCGCGAGGACGCTCCCCTGGACGGGGAGCAGCAGCCGGGAGAGGTTCCGGACGGCACGGTGCAGTTCCCCGTTCCGCAGGACATCCCCGCGTACACCGTGCAGGCGGGCCTGGCCACCGCGCACGGTGCCTCCCCTGATTTCCAGGGCAACGGGGAAGAGGAATAAGGCATGGCCTGGACCGCATCCGCCATCTTCCAGCAGGCGATGCTCAACCCCATCGCCGGGCGCAGCTGGACTACTGCCGCGCCGACGACGTACTCCTCGCTGTCGGCCGACACGATCAACGTCTCCCTGTTCGGCACGCTGACCCCGGACAAGACTGCCGCCGTGGGCAGCACCGGGTACAACACGGGCGTCTGGGTCACCGGCTCCGAGATCACTGACGCGACCAACTGGGTGGCGGGCGGCCGGGCGCTGGGCTCCAAGGCGTTCGCGATCGACACCGGGTCGTCCTCGATCTGCTTCACCGCGGCGAACCTGGCCGGCGGCGGCACGGTCACGCTGACGGCATTCTTCGGCTGCTTCGTCTACGATTTCACGATCACGGCAGGCACGGTCGCCAAGCAGGGCCTCTGCTACAACTACTTCGGCGGCTCCCAGACGGTGACGGGCGGCACGTTCACCATCCTCTGGGCGACCCCGGTCGGCGCGGCCGTCACCGCCGTCTTCAACATCTCGGTGTAGCCGGCGTGAGCACGGTCCAGGTAGCTGAGCAGGCGGCGGGCACTCGCCACGTCGTCCTTCAGCAACCCGACCGCCCGGTTGCAGTTCACGCACAGCAGGCCGCGTACGCACTTCCCGCAGGAGTCGGCACCTGGACAGCAAGCGTGATCGTGGTCGACGGCGAGCTTGTCTCTCCGGGGGCCGGGATTAAGGCAGATTGCGCATACCCCGTCCTGGGAGGCGAGCATTGCGTCGTAGGCGTCACGGGTCAGGCGATAGTGCGCCATGAGCCACCAGCTACGCTGCCGCGCCTGGCCGTCCGGCGTCTGGTTGTACTCCTGGCTGTAGCAGCGCACGCACTGGCCTGTCTTGTACGAGGCGCGTTTTCCGCATGCGCACCTGACCCACTCGTACTCAGGCCGTGGACTGCTGCGCGGGCGCATTTCTATCTCCGAGCGCAGCAGCGAATTACGGATAACTGCCCGGTTCACTCCCAGTTGCTCTGCGAGCTGCTTGAGCGTGAGCCGGTCATCAACGTAAAGCTTGGCGATATCCGCGTCTTGCTCCGTAGAGAACTTTCGTTTGCGTCCCATGACGCAATGATATCAGGAGTTGAGTAAAGTTTCCGGATATACCATGACTCAGCTGGAATTGCTTTACAATCTTCCGGCTGCGGTCACCAAGAACACCTACACCACGCAGGCGCCGATCTCGGCCATCGCGTCCACCTCGGTTCCCCGCGCCCTGATCCCGGCCGGCTACTTCAACGTGGTCGGCAAGTCCCTGCGGGTCAAGGCAGGCGGCACGATCACGTCGGTGGCGGGCACGGCCACGTTCGTCTGGGCCTCGGGCCTGGACGCCACGGCAGGCACGATCGCCGGCACGGGCGGCGCGACCCTGTTCACGTCGCCGACGTACACTCCGGCGATCACCACGATCTTCCCGTGGGACCTGGACATGGACCTCACCTGCCAGGCAGTCGGCAGCCTGGGTACCACGATCCAGTGCAACGGCTACCTGCGCGTGGCTGTCGTCGCCACGTCGGTGTTCTCCGCGGCCGGGCAGACGATGGCTTTCACCAACAACCTGACCGGCGTCAATAACGAGATCAGCCTGTTCCTGGAGCTGTTCGGCACCTGGAGCGTCTCCAACGCCGCCAATAGCACGACCCTCCAGGTCCTGAAGGTCTACGGCGAGAACTGATCGGAGTGTAATTACGCGGACACATAGCGTGACCTGACCAGGAGGGAGGGCCGCGGGTGACCGCCACCTTTGACTCGGTCGGCCCGAGCTCCAGCGGCTTTACCTCCGCGGCGACGCCGTACTCGTGGTCCCATACGCTGGGCGCCGGCGCGACGCTGCTCATCGTGGGGCTGTCGTGCGGCACTGACGGCAACACGCTGACCGTCACCGCGGGCGGCGTGCCGATGACCACTACCGCCGGGTCGACCGCCTGGAAGCGGCACACGAACGACGGCACCGCCGGGTTCGGGCAGATTTACGTGCTGCCCGCGCCGCCGACCGGCACGATCACGATCGCGGTCTCGGGGGCGACGACCGGCGACCGGGTCAGCGGCGGATCGCTGGCGTTCGCGAGCACCCCCCTGGACTCCACGGCTTACGGCATCCCGGTTTCTGCCGCAGGGCAGTCCGCCTCCGCCACGGTGAACGTCACGACGACGGCGTCCTCCAGCCTGGTCGCCGCGTTCATGGCCTCCGGGCAGGGCGCCGGGGCCGTGAGCGGCACGTCTGCCAGCCGGTTCGTGGCCAACGGGGACACTAACTCCGGGGCCGGCAACGATGCCGGGCAGACCGCGCCGGGCACGGGCGGCAGCGTCGCCATGACGCGGGCGCTCACCTCTGACTTCTGGGCGATATTCGGCATCGAGGTGATGGCCGGGGCCGCTCCGCCAGGCGCCCCGCCAGCGCAGCCCGGCAGCCGGACGTGGCGCCGCAGCTTCCGCCGCAGTCAGTCCAGCGTCATCCAGGTCAGCCAGGATGTCGTGGCCACCGCCGGGCTGGCCACTGCCACCGGGGCCGCGCCGGACGTGGCGTTTGCGACGACGACGCAGCCGGCGCCGGCGCAGCAGCTGGGCGGCGGGACGTGGAAGCGGCACTGGCGCAACCCGATGGTGCCGTGGTACCGCTTCCAGGAGCTGCCGTACATCACTGGCCTGGCGGGCGGGGGGCGCGGCTACTTCACCGACCAGTTCGGAAATCCCCGGCTGGTGTGGGGCGACGCCGTCTGGGCGCTGTGCGGCAACGCGGGCCGGTGGAACAGCGGCAACTGGCGGGCTGACTACGACACCTTCACCAGCAACCGCGCCGCGCAGGGCTTCACTGCCTTGTACGGCAAGCCGATGGGGACGCTCCAGTCCTCTAACATCGACAATAACGGCGGGACGTTCGACTCGCTGTTCCCCTTCCAGGGCGCGGCGCCGACTACGGGAACCGCCGGGGCCAACCCCAGCACCGGCCTGACCGAGGCGTACTGGCAGCGAATCGATTACTTCCTGGCCGTGTGCAAGGCCAAGGGCATCACGTTCTTCATGAACGCGGTGGGCTACGCCTCGGACTTCGTAGCAGGCGGTTCCGGGCCGCTGGCCAGCAAGAGCGCCGCGGAGTTCCAGGCGTACGGCGTCGCGCTCGGCAACCGGTACAAGAACCAGCCGAACATCGTCTGGATGGTCGCGGACGACTATTTCGGCGGATCTGACGACGCGCTGCTGGACGGGTTCCTCACCGGGCTGCGCTCATCCGGGGACGCGCACGTCATCTCGATCGAGAACATGCCGGAGTCCACGAGCCGTAACACGCTGGACGCGTCTCCCTCGGTGGCGGCATGGGGCACCGCGAACGCCCAGTTCGACTTCACTTACTCCTATAACCAGGAGTACTACGGGGTCGAGCAGGCGTACAAGGAAGGCAGCCCTGTCCCGGTCATCCAGGGGGACGGGTACTTCTACCAGGGCAGCAACGCCTACGCGGGCGGCTCGGGGGCGTTCGCGTACGACCAGGCGTTCCGGCAGGCTGCCTGGTGGTCCCTGGCCGCCGGCGCCCGCGGCAAGGTCCACGGGTCGGAGTCCATCTGGCAGTACCAGTCCACTGCGCTGGCCAACTCGGCGACGGACTGGTTCTACGCGAACAACGCCCTGGTCATTCGCACGGTGGTCGAGGGCCTGACGGGGTGGCAGAACCTCTTCCCGGACCTCAGCAGCCAGCTGGTCACCGCAGGCCGGGGCACCAGGGCCAGCGCGTTCGCCTCCGGCGGCGGCGGCGGGCAGTACGAGGTGGCGTTCACCAGCAGCTACGTGGCCGCGTCGGCCACCCCGGATTACTCGCTGGCTTTGCTGTACCTGCCGCGGGCCACGACCATCACCGTCAATACCGCGCTGCTGGGACCGGGCTTCACCGCTAACTGGGTGGACCCGGTCAGCGGGGCGATGTCATCAGCAGGCACCGGGCCGGCGTTCAATTCCACGGCCAAGGGCAGCAACAGCCAGGGCGACCCGGACTGGGCGCTGGTGCTCCAGGGGCCGCCGGTCACGCCGTCCAGCGTGGTGCCCCCGCAGCCCGGCTCTGTCAGCTGGCGCAGGCAGTTCCGCAGGGTGCAGCAGCTCATGGCCAGCCCGGCGACCGGGGCCAGTCCTGACCTCCAGGTAACTGCCCAGCTGGCAACGGGCACGGGGTCCGCCCTTGCCCCCGGCGCCGGCCTTACCCCCCCGGTATCGTCCGGTGCCGGATCGGCAGGCGCCCCCGGCATCGGCCTGGCCGGCGGCTCCGCGGCCGGCAGCGGCGTGGCCCAGCCGCCGGGCGTGCAGCTGGCAACGGGCCTGGCCACGGGCGCCGGGTCAGCCGGGGCACCGGGCATCGGGCTGGCGGGGGGATCGGCTGCCAGTTCCGGCGTGGCCCAGTCGCCGGGCGTGCAGCTGGCAACAGGGCTGGCGACGGGCACAGGCTCCGCCCCGGGACCTGGCGCCGGCCTGGCCGCGGCGCTCGCGCCCGGCAGCGGCGCCGCGGGAGCGCCGGGCGTGCAGCTGACCCCCGGTGCGGCCTCCGGCACGGGCAGCAGCCAGCCCCCGCAGCCGCAGTTCGTGATGAGCGCCGGCCTCAGCCAGGGCACCGGGACGGCGCTCGCGCCCGGCATCGGCCTGACGGGCGGGCCGGCTGCCGGCAGCGGCGTGGCCCAGTCGCCGGGTGACGAGCTTACCCCGGGCCTTGCCGGGAGCTCTGCCGCAGCGGGCGCGGCCGGGACGGGCCTGACCCCGGGCCTGGCCAGCGGCACGGGCACGGCCTTCGGCCCCGGGACCTCAGTCGGCGGGAACCTTCAGGTCAGCGCGGGCCTGGCAGCGGGCACGGGCACGGCCCTGGCGCCGGGCACTGGCCTGGCAGGCGGCTCCGCGGGCGGCAGCGGCGCTGCGGCATCCCCTGGCGTGCAGCTGACGCCGGCCCTGGCCGGCGGTACGGGCAGCGGGCAGGGAGCCTCTTCTGCCTCGGCCGCCGGCGCCGCGACCGCCACCGGGACGGGCGCTGCCCAGCCTCCGGCAGGCGGCAATGCAACGGGCGCCGGCCTCGCGACCGGGGCCGGGGCGGCGCAGGCCGGCGCCAGGGCGCTAACCCCGGCCCCGGCCGTTGCCCTGGCGGCAGCGCAGCCGCCGTCCCTGTCAGTTACCGCTACCGCCCAGGCGGCCCTGGCGCCGGGCCAGGCGCTGAACGCCACTGCGCAGGGACAGGCCGCGGTCATCAAGGGCTACAGCACGGGCACGGCAGTCACGCAGCCATCGCAGGGATCAGCGGGCGTGAGCGCGACCGCGACGTCTCAGGGCGGGGTTACGTAAATGAGTGCCATCTGCAAGAAGACATCCTCGGGCGTGGACGGCCGGAGTTTTCATGTTGACCACGATCACGTCACAGGCGCAGTGCGCGGGCTGCTATGTCAGACTTGCAATGTCGGACTTGGAGCACTGCATGATGACGTGAACTTGCTGCGCGCTGCTCTCGCTTACCTGGAAGGGAGCGTGATGTCATGACCGCCACGGTCTTCTTTTGACTCCGTTAACGAGATCGCGCTGCTCAGCAACACGTTCCTGAACAGCTCGCAGGCCGCGGCCGACCCCACGGCCGTCAGCTGCACCGTCTCGGACCCGTCCGGGACCTCGGTCACGCACACGTTCGGCGGCGCGTCCCCCGCGGATATCGTCAAGGTAGCCACGGGCAAGTACACGCTGTCGGTGGCGTGCGCGCCGGCCATCGCGGGCGTGGACGGGCTGTGGCAGTTCGAGTGGGCCGGCACCGGGGCGGTCAGCGACGTCCAGCCGGGAACCTGGCGGGTGCTGCCGGCCAGCGTCGCCACCTGGTACATCGGGCTGGAGGAGTTCAAGGACCGGCTGGGCATCGCCGACGATAGCGATGACTCCCAGGCGCAGATCGCCATCCAGACTGTCTGCGGGTGGGTCAACCAGTGGACCGGCCAGCACTTCAACCGGATCACCGAGGCACGCACGTTCGTGCCGCACGACATCTGCAAGGTCAACATCGACCCGCTGGTGTCGGTCACCACGTTCCTGGTCGACCGCGACGGCAACGGCGTCTTCGGCGAGACCTGGACGCTGAACACCGACTACCAGCTGCGCATCGGGCCGGATTCCTACAACCTGAACGCGACCGGCATCCTGCGGCCGTACCGGCAGGCCGTCACCGTGCAGTCCGGTAAGCTCTTCCCGTTCATCTACCCGTTCTCCCACCAGGACCGGGTGCAGGTCACCGGTACCTGGGGCTGGTTCGCGGTCCCCGCGGAGGTTGCCCAGGCGACGTTCATCCTCGCCGCGGACCTGTTCAAGATGAAGGATGCCCCGTTCGGCGTGGCGGGCGTCAGCGACTACGGCATTACCCGCATTCAGGCCAATCCCTGGCTCATCGAGCTGCTGCGGCCGTACAAGAACACAAAGCGGGCGGTCGGCGTATGATTCCCTCCTTCAAGGACGCGACTGCCGTACTCCGTCAGACCCTAACGGGGAAGGAAGAGCACGGTCATGCTCATGAGGCGCCAACGTGGCTGCGCGTGCAGTTGCCGCGCTTGCGCGAATGGAGGCTGCTCGATGTGCCTTAACGGGCCCGCGCACTGACATGAGGCCGCCCGCAAGCTCGCGCCCTGTCCTGACGACGGCGAACTGCCCCGCGCTCGTGCCCGTGACGAACGTCAGGGCGGGCGGGAGGAGGTAAGCCGTGGCCAGGGCGCCGAAGGTCAAGAAGAAGTCCGCTGCCCAGGCTGCCGCGGGGAAGAAATTCGCGGCCGGCGGCCGGGCGGCCATGGCGTCCAAGCGCGCCGCTTACGCCAAGAGCCACCATGGCGCGAAGCTGCCCCCGTCCAAGGCGCAGACGCAGGCGTCGATGAAGTGGGCGTCGGCCGGCCGCGCGGCCCAGGCGGCTAAGAAGCAGGGCAAGAAGCCGCCTGCCAAGGCAGCGGCCACCGCGCCGCCCGGCACCCGGCCTTCGCTGCCCGGCTGGTCGATGGGCTGCAACGACGCCGGGCCGACGTGCGCCTCGGCGGCCGTGGCCAACCACCTGCTCGCGAGCACGGGCCTGGAGATGACCGAGCAGGAGATAGCGCTGCTGCACATGCTGGCAGGCGGCGACGACGGCGCGGACATCCCGTCCGTGCTGGAGGTCCTGCTCGCGCGGCCCGCGCTGGTAGCCGGGGCCCGCGGCGGCCTCGCGCGGTTCTTCCAGGCTGACGAGCAGGTCATCGTCCCGGGCCTGGTCGTCGTGACCGACCTCGGGCACGCCCGGCACGCGGTGCTGTCCCACCCCGGCGGCATGGTGAGCTGGGGTGGCATCCGGCCCTGGGAGGGCAGCCCCCTGGAGGCGTGGGCGATCGAGTGGGCCGCCTGAATGCATAATGAAGCGCGTTTATCGCCCGATAAAGACAGCAGGCTTTGCATCCGGGGCGGTATACGCTGTGCGCCATGGCTGATGAGCCTCCCCGGGAAGACCCGATAACCGCCCTCCAGGTGAGCGCGGTGCAGCAGCATGAGATGTTCCTCGCCTGGCAGGTGGCGGGCTTCGATGCCGCCCAGGCCCTGGAGCTGCTGAAGGCCGTGATCATGGCCATGATCCTGAAGTAGGCCATGGCATACTTTGCCCATGGCAGACCTCCCTCCCGACGCGGCGGCCGAGCTGCGCCTCCTGCGCGCGGAGGTGAGCGCGCTGCGCCCGCACGTGGCAGCGGCAGCGGCCGAGGTAGCGGCGCTGCGCGTGCACGTGGCAGCAGCGGCCGTGCCCCCGGCCGTCATGCGGCACGGCTGGCTGAGGCACGTGGTCAAGGACCTGGAGACGGACCCGCACGTCCAGTACAAGGTCCACCTGTACGGTGCGATTTACTGGCTGGTGAACATCCCGGCCGTCGTCCTGCTTTACCTTTTCGCCCCGGGGCTGTGGCTGAAGCTGGGCATCTTCATCACGCTGCTCTACTCGATATACGCCAATTTTGCCACCGACTACGGAGGAATGTCCGCGGCGATGGCGTCCTTCGGGCAGTCCCCGCTGCCGGAGTTGCCTGTTCAAGAGCATGTCGACGCGCCTGACTAGTAGCTAGCGTACTCTAGATCCTATGCAAAATTTGCTACTGACGTGGCCGGAAGCGGCGCGGTTTCCGCTCGCGATGCCCGTGGGAAAGCGTGTAGTAGCGGTGGCCGAGTCTGATGTCCGGCGGTTCATGGGCATGACGGAGGCTGACGGGAGGTGCCTGCGGTTTACCCGCTGGAAGGACCCGAGGACGGCTTACGGGATGTTCGGGCTGAAGTGCCAGGCGACGGTCCTCGCGCACCGGTTCGCCTACACGGTCTGGCGCGGGCCGATTCCGGCCAGGCTCACGATCGATCACCTGTGCCATAACGAGGCGGCACAGGCGGGCATGTGTGACGGCGGTCCCTGTGCTCACCGCGCTTGCGTCTGGCCGTGGAGCCTCCACCCGACTACGCTCTCCCTGAATAAGGCGGCCAGCCCGACGCGCAGCAGGGGCGGAGGCGAGAATCACCGCAACGCCCGCAAGACGCACTGCGACAACGGCCATGAGTTCACGCCGGAGAATACGTACGAATGGCGGGGACAGCGGCATTGCCGGGCCTGCCGGGCAACGGACGCCAGGAACTTCCGGGAGAAAGGCAGTCACGCATGAGCACGTTCGTGCTGTCCGAGCTGAGTCACGGCGGCGCCTACCGGACGAACTGGCACTGCCAGCCGCCGGACCCCGGGGTGCTGTTCCGGGTGACCCGCGAGGAATGGTCCGTCAGCAGGAATGGCCTGGACGTCCGGGACGTCTACGAGATCGAGGTCCTGGACGGGGAGGTCCGGGCCTGACTTCGCGGTGATACGGGATTAGACTGACCCCTGATGCTGCGGCCTCCGGGAGCCAGCCGGGAACTGATCCCTGGAGCCAGCCATCGCCGACCTCGCCGCCATCCGCACCGCGCTGGCGAACCGGATCACCGCCGGGACCGGCCTGCGGACGCTGCCCGAGGCGCGAGACCAGGTCAGCCCCCCGGTTGCCGTCATCCTGCCCGCCCCGGGGGTGATCCAGTACGGGAACACCGTGGACGGGGCGTTCACCGTCAACCTCGTCGTGCTGCTGCTCATCAGCGACGCCGCGCCGACTGAGAAGGTCCAGCGGGCCCTGGACGCCTACCTCGGGATCGGCGCGCACGACGCCGTCCCGTCCAGCATCGCCGGGGCCATCCAGGACGACCCGACGCTCGGCGGCACCGTGCACTTCGCGCTGGCCGTCTCCGCGAGCGGGTACGGCCGCGTCGACTACGCCGCGGTCACCTACTTCGGCGCCCGGGTAGCCGTGCAGGCGGGAGCTATCTGATGAGCCAGTCCTGGCAATTCCAGCCGGGGACTGACACCTTCGGCAACCGGTACCTTCCGCTGACGACCGGCCAGGTCTTCACGGGCCAGGCACGCCCGGCGGCCGACGCCTTCCCTGCGCAGCTGACCCCCGGCGAGTACGTCATTCCCGCCGGCGCTCTCCAGCACGCTTACAGCCGGCTGGGGTGGACGGCGACCACGACCACGGCGCAGGCGGCCTGGGCGATCCGGTACATCGCGGATGCCTACGGGAACCGGGACGAGGTCATGTCCGCGCGGGGCGTCACCTGGCGCGTGAGGCCGCTGACCCTGGAGGAGATGCTCGCGTAAGACAATACTCGGAACGTTCACGACTTTCGCAAAGAGTAAAAATGTACCTGCAACGGAAAGCGCGGGATGCCCGCGTGAAGGAGGTGCTTTTAAAATGAGAGTTCTTATTGTGCATCCGGGGCCCGATTTTCTCCGTCGCTGACGTCTACCGCGGTTGGGCTGATGGCCTTCGAGAGATGGGCTGTGACGTCGCCATGTTCAATACGAACGATCGATTATCCGGCTCTATTTTTATTCCCGTGCGCTGATCGACACGGAGCAGAAGGACGAGACCGGCCACCCGATCGTCCGGCAGGCGATGACGCAGCTGGAGGCGGTGCGCGCCAGCATGCAGGGCCTCTCCCATGCGTGCCTGTCTTACTGGCCCGACGTGATCTTGTTCGTCAGCGGGTTCTTCGTCACCGCGGACATCTTTCACCTGCTGCGACTGCGCCGGTTTAAGATCGTGCTGCTCATGACGGAATCGCCGTACCAGGACAACGAGCAGCTAGAGCGGGCGCCATTCGCGGACATCAACCTGCTGAACGACCCCACGAACATCAGCGCGTACTCCGAGCTCGGCCCGGCTCACTACGTCCCGCACGCCTACCGGCCGGAGCTGCACCACCCGCGGAAGGGCCCGCTGAACCCGGACCTGGCGGCGGACCTGACGTTCATCGGCACCGCGTTCAAGTCCCGGGTGGAGTTCTTCGAGGCCATGGCCGCCCACCCGTCGTTTGCCGGGACCGACTTCCTGCTCGGCGGCTCGTACTGGACCGAGGAGACGGACGAGGGCTCGGTGCTGCGCAAGTACCTGTCCCAGGCATGCCAGTGCGTGGACAACACCGAGACGGCCGAGCTGTACCGGCACGCGAGCTGCGGCATCAACCTGTATCGCCGGGAGTCCGAGGACGACCACCAGGGCGAGGGCTGGGCAATGGGCCCGCGCGAGGTGGAGCTGGCGGCATCCGGGCTGTTCTTCCTGCGCGACCCGCGGCCGGAGACCGACGAGGTGCTGCCCATGCTGCCGTCCTTTTCCTCCCCGGGGGACGCCGCTGAGAAGCTGCGCTGGTGGCTGTCCAGGCCAGAATTGAGGAGCAAGGCCGCGCGGGAGGCCCGGCTGGCGGTCGCAGACCGGACTTTCGCAAGCAACGCCAAAAAGCTGCTCGGCTGGATTGGGGAGCTGCCGTGAGCGACCCTGGCGATGAGTGGACGATGATCTGCCCGCCCGGCTGGATGGACGAGGCGCTGGAGCTGGCCGCCACCCTCCCGGAGAACGTGCGCGAGGTCGCGGAGTCTGTGCTGGCCCTGGGCAAGTTCCTGCTGATCAACGACACGCAGGTCGCGCGGGTACTATCAGAGCCGATCCGGTTCGAGTTCAGCTATGAGCCGTTGCCGCGCTGGGGCATGCAGCCGCTCGTCACGCCGCCGCCGCTGAGCCCGGTCCTGCTCAGCGGCACCTGAGGAAGAGGCTTGCCATGGGATATGACGGGAAGTACGGCAAGATCGCCACGGAGCACGGCAGCATCCCCGGCGATGAGCCGGTCATCGTCTTCCGCGCCCGTGACGCGCTGGCGTGCCCGCTGCTCAGCGCGTACTACGACCTGTGCGAGAAGAAGGGCAGTCCTGAGTTCCACCTCGCCCTGATCGAGCAGGCGTACAAGACTTTCGCCGACTGGCAGGAAGCGCACCCGGATCAGGTCCGCACGCCGGATAGCGCCGCGCACCGTGAGCGGCTGGAGGCAGGAAGAAGCGGCTCGTGAAGCTGGACGCCGGGCTGTGCCTGATCACCGCCTGCCTGAGCGCCGGAGTGCTCATCCTGGTCCTTGCGCTGTACGGCTGACGTCAAAGGAAAGGAACCTCCCATGGACCTCAAGCTCGGCCGCCGCCCCGCTGACCCGTCCCGCCCGCGCATCCGGCTGGCCCGGTCGCTGACCGGCGTCGTCCCGGCGCATCCCGCTGCCGCGGACTACCTGGCCCGGCTGAGCGGCTGGCAGATGCTCGGCAACGACACGTACGGGGATTGCGTGAGCGTGACCGCGGCTAACCTGCGGCGCCTCACCACAGCCGTCCTGTCCACTGAGTACTACTGGACGCTGCCTCAGGTGGAGGCTTTTTATACGACGCAGAACCCGGGCTTCCCGCGGCAAGACGACGGGATGGATATCCAGACTGCCCTCGGCGACCTGGTCAGGTCGGGCGGCCCGGATGGGGTGAAGGCGCTCGGCTTCGCCTCGGTGGACCACACCAGCCCGGATGAGGTCAAGGCGGCCATCGCGATCTTCGGCGCGGTCTGGACGGGCATCGTCGTGCAGGACGCGCAGATGAGCCAGTTCGACGCCCGCCAGCCCTGGGACTACGTCTCCGGCTCCCCCGACGCGGGGGGCCACTCCGTGCTCGTCGGCGGCTACGGCGCCGGCGGTACCGGTCAGCTCGGCGGGGATGAGAAGCTCATCACCTGGGCGCAGGAGACGTCGTTCACCGACCGGTACTGGAGCCGTGAGGTGGAAGAGTGCTGGGTGGTCATCTGGCCTGAGCACCTGGGCAGCAAGGCGTTCCAGGAAGGCGTGGACCTGGCCCAGTTCGCCGCGGACTACACGGCGCTGACCGGCAAGCCGTTCCCGGTCCCCGTTCCCCCGCCGCCAGCCCCGGTGCCTGCTCCCCCGCCAGTTCCCGTGCCCGTGCCGCCCGCGCCTTCCGACGCAGCGGACCAGCAGCTGTGGGGGGCCACGTGGGCCTGGGCAGGCGAGCGCCACGCGGGCGGGAACAAGAAGGCCGCGCAGGCCGTGACTGCGTGGGCGCGGGCGAAAGGGCTGTGAGCAGGTAAAACTCAGAATTTTACCGGGTAGAGCGCGGCTATGAGAGAAGCCATGTCCTGCCGGTAGGACTGGAATGGCGTGATCGTCGCCTGGCCGGTGTCCTCGTCGTACTCATAAGCGCCGGACATGAAGATCACCGGGCTGGGCATGACCTCGCCGCCGTAGGACGGGTCGGTGACGACCACCTGGTAGACCAGCCCGGCCTGGTCGCTGCCGAGGTCAGCCGGGGTCCCCGCAGTGTTCATCACCTGGCCCGGCCCCACGGTGAACGGCTGGGCGAAGCTGGCCCGGACGTAGCGGGTGAGGATGTTCTGGCCGATCGCCGCTGCTGCTGACGCCTTCAGCACCCCGGCCGAGCTGATGTCCAGGTAGTACTCCATGGGCCCGTGCCTGGCCACGGAGTTGCCGTTCACCACGTGAGAGATCGCGAACGTGGCGGGAACGGCCTTCTTGGTCGCGGTGGCCGCGATGTCCGCGGTGGCCTGGTAGCGCAGGAACAGCACGTTGATGTCGGCGGCAATGGTGCGCGCAATGGGCGTGCTGGAGACCAGGAGGCGGTCCGGCGCCTGCGTCGGGTTCCCGTTGAGGTCCTGCTTGAACGGGAACACCCTCAGCTTCCACGGCCCGGCCGGCGGCGCGGAGGCGGTTCCCGGCGAGACCATCCACAGCAGGCCGCCCCCGGTGATGAGCAGGTTCAGGTGCGCGGTGACCGTTTCCGACGCGCTGTCCTGCTGCTGGCCCAGGAAGATGCCGGCCGGCTTGCCGATGCCCGGGTTCGCCCAGCGCATTCCGCGGAAGATGGCCTGGTTCACCGCGTCGTCAGCGTTCCAGGTCGTGTAGAGCGCGGCGAAGTCGCTGCCGTACGTCCCGGCCCCGTGCGCGGTGACCGTCCAGCCGTCCCCGGTCGCCGCGGGCTCGTTCAGCTTGCCCTCCCAGACGCAGGACGCGCCGCGCCAGACCTGGATGACGCGCCCGGGGTTCAGCGCGTCCGTGCGCAGTTCCGGGGGCGTGCGCAGCAGCAGGCTCAGGTTCTCCGGGCCGCCGGGGCAGGTGTAGCTGCGGGTCATGTTCGTCACGTGCCCGATGGCGCCGAGCCAGCGCGGGCTCTTCGGCGCCGGGACTGACTGCGCATTGTCGGTGCTCACCGGGGCGGCCAGCGGGGACGGGGTGAAGAAGACGTACCAGTTCTGCGTCCCGGTGACCGGCAGCGTGCCGACCACCGTGAAGACCGTGGGCTCCTTGAGGCTCCCGCTGGCGTACAGCCGGAACTTATCCCCGGTGAACGCCGGCGCCACGGGGGTGAGCGTGCTGTTCGTGGGCGCGATGAAGAAGTCATACCCGCCGAATGCGCCGTACTGCGCCTGCGCCTGGCCGCCCGGGGCCTTGCCCCCGCCGGACAAGATGACGGACCAGAACTGCCCCGGCGGCTCAAAAGTGACAGCCTGGCTGTAGTTAACCTGCTCAAGTGCCACTCATCATCACCTCTCCGGCGTTGCCCATCGCGTGCTCACGGGATATCGCTGGCGGCTACCGCAGCCCGCACGAGGCAGTCCTTCGCCTCCACGAGCTTGTGCAGCCCGCGCGTCAGCTCCGGGTCGTCGGCGCTGATCATGCCGAGCAGGGCCTGCGCCAGGGTCGCGACGGCCAGGGACACGTCGCGCGGCGGCCCGGCCGGCAGCTGCCCGTAGTCGAACCACCGGGTGACGTCCTGCACCGCGCGGTGGCGGCCCGTGGCGTCAACGGCGTGCGGGATGCCCATCACTGCGCGCCTATAACCTGGGTGGAGCTATTCACGAATGAGTACGGCAGAACGTAAGCGCCGCCGGGGGCCAGGCCGTGGTAGATGTTGCCGAGGGCATTCAGGTCCGCGGCCATCGACCGCATCAGCGCCAGGTCCCCGGTGGTAACGCCGATGCCGGTCATGTCGCCGTCAGACTGGGCGGACAGCCAGGCGTAGAAGTTCTGCGCGCTGATGACGGAATCCCGTACGGCTACCGCCCGCTGGGTGGCGGCGCTGGCGATCAGCCCGGGATTGGCGATGGCGGTGAACATGAGGCTCCCCTGGTCAGTTGTCGAGTGCGAGGAAGAAGTCGAGGACCAGGACGCCGGAGGTCGTGGCGCCGTTGATCACCTGGACGGTGCCGGCTGAGGCGATCCGGAAGAAGATGCCCGAGCTGGCGCCCGTGGCCGTGTGGAAGCCAGCCGCATGGTCCTGGGTGGAGGCGGGCCGGTACCCGGCGGGCAGGGTGAACGCGGTGGACGGGAACCCGCCGGTAACCCCGGACGGGTCGAGTACCCCCAGGACCCAGACGGCACTGAACGGCATGCGCTTGTACTGAATGGTGGTGCTGGCCCAGTTGTTGGACAGTCCCGGCGTGTGCCAGGTCTCCACGTTGGCCGGGCTGGACCCCGGCTGGAAGGCGGTGACGTCCCCGGTGAACCCGGCGGCGAAGTCATTGCCGGCGTCGTCAGTGGCCGCCGCGGGCATCATCCCGGCCAGGGCCACGCCGGGCGTGACGTAGGTGATGGTGACGGTGCCGTCGCCGCCGTCGCCGCCGTGCACCTGCGCTGCCCCGGTGTGCCCGATGACGGTCAGCACGGGCGCGCCCGCCTGCCCGGCGCCGGCGAAGGACCCGTAATAGTCGGTGTCGAAGGCCGGGACGGTGCCCAGGACCAGCGCCTTGGCCGTCCCGGCCTTCAGCGGGCCGGCCAGCGTGTCGCTGACGTCCTGGACGTGGGCGGCGCTCATCGGGACGGGGTACGTCTGCCCGGCGCTCACCCCGGTCACGCCGTCGAAGCTGGCGGGCATCGCGGTGGCGGCGCTGTAGCCCAGCTGCACGGTCAGCCCGGTGCTGTTCCAGGACGTCAGGTTGGTCATCGTCAGCCGGACGGTGTCGACGGTCACTGCCGCCAGGTCCGCGGCCACCGATGACGGCAGGATCATCAGTGACGTCATGGTGCCCAGGAAGTCCCCGCCGCCGGATTGCTGGCCGCCCTGGAACATCGTGTTGCCGATGGCGGCGTACCGGTTATCCGCGTTCCCGCCGAGGGCGTCGCTGCCGTAGTAGGTGCCGGAGAACGTAGGGCTGTAGGTGAAGACGACCTGCCCCGCCGCGGTAGCCGCGCCCACCCCGCCGCCGCCCGCGCCGGGGGTGCCGCCGTCTGTGCCGGTAGCGGCGGAGTTGCCGCCCGCGCCGCCGGCCACGCCGCCGCCAGGGCCTGCGCCGCCGCCGGCCGCGCCGGTCCCGCTGACGGACTTCGCGCCTGAGCCGCCGGCGTTGCCGGAGCCGCCGGAGCCGCCGCCGCCGCAGCCGCCCGTTGACTGGGTGCCGTCCCCGCCGCCGCTGCCGCCGGAGTGCGCGATCGTCTGCGCGGCGTTCAGGGCAGCGTGCGCGCCGCCGTTCAGCCCGTCCGATCCGCCGCCGGCGCCCGCGTAGACGCCCGGCCCCCCGGTGATCCCGTTGACGTCGAAGTAGCTGGGATTGCCGTCGTCCCCGAAGCCCTGGTTATTGATGGAGCCGTCACCGCCGTCACCGACGACGTAGGCGTAAACGGTGCCCGGGACCACCGGGTAAGACGGTTCCTGGGAGTAGGCCCCGCCGCCGCCCCCGCCGCCGCCGTGCGTGGAGTTGCCGCCGCCCGCGCCGCCGCCCGCCCCCCAGGCTTCGATCTTCGCCGACGTGACCCCGGCCGGGCAGGTCCAGGAGTACTTGCCCGCCGTGGACTGGGTGACGACGGTCGCCGTGGGCGTGTACGCGGTGACCGGCTCGCCCTGGCTGGCTACCAGCGCAGCCAGCCGGGCCTCGGTGAGCTGCGCCTTGGCTGTCGTCTTCGGCAGCAGTTGCGGGTCGTTCGGGCCGGCCATCAGGCGTCACCGCGCTCGATGACGCAGTGCCTGCCATGACCCCAGAGGACTGGTAGGCTCCGTGAGATAGACATTTTCACACAAGCCTCTCCAAGAACCACCTGTTGAGGAAGGAGACGGCGAGGTCCGGGGCGCCGTCAACCGTGTAGGCCAGGAACAGGTTGTCGCCCGGCTGGATGTAGAAAGGCGACCCGGAGACCAGTACGTTGTCCAGCACGCTGACCGCCTGGGAGCGGTCCAGGTCCGAGCCGAGGACGAGGCCCAGGTCCCGCTCGATGGTCGGCTCGTCAATGTAGAAGTTGGCGTAGTCAGTGCCGGGCGGGACGTTGATGATCACCGTGCTGCCCTGGGCGTCCAGGAACAGCACGTCCAGGAACTGGTCATTGTTGTCGGTGTCAGTGATCGAGACGGTGAAGAAGCCCGAGGTGTTGGACGGGTCCAGTCCCTTGACCGGCAGCGTCAGCTCGCCCATGACCACGATGCCGTTGACGATGTCGGTGGACGGGGTGAAGGTCCGCGACACCGACAGCGGGAAGTTATGGCCGCCCAGGTACTCGAACTGGTTGACGGTCACCGTGACCGTCCGCGCCGAGGACGGGCTGTCCCAGGCATAAGCCACTAGCACGACGGTGTACGTGCCGTTGAACAGCGCGTTAACGCCGGAGACCAGCGATGGCACGGTGTACTGGGTGCCGGAGGGCGGGTCTGCGGTGTTGCTGACCGGCACGCACGGGTTCAGCTCCGGCGGGGAATCGGCGCCGGGCCGGTGCGCGACCAGCGTCCGGAACTGGGCCAGCGGCGGGGACCAGGTCAAGACGATGTTGCCGTTGCCGCCCTGGCCGCCTGCCTGGGCGGTGCCCGTCGTGACCGCTCCGCCGCCGCCGCCTCCAGGCGGGGAGGCGCCGTCGCCGACGTCCACGGCTGCCGTGCCGCCATTGGCTCCCTTGCCTCCCCCGGCCACTGCTGCCGCGCCCGTGCCGCCGGAGGCGCCCGCAGTGCCGGCATTGCCGACTGAGGCGCTGCCGCCGGAGCCGCCGCCGCCGCCGCCGTTCGTGCCGCCGAGGCCGCCGGCGCCGCCGTTGCTGTGCGTCGTGTTGGCGCTGCCGGTACCGCCCGTGCCGCCGGTCGCGGTGTTCAGCGCCACCGACTGGCCGCCGTGCGCGGTGACCACCGTGACGGTGGTCGCCGCGGAGCCGAAGGTCGTGCTGGCACCGCTGACCGGCGTGCCGGCGTTGACGGTGTAGGTGAGCCTGACCTGGCCGGCGCCTCCGGCGGCCCCGGGGTTATTGCCCAGGTTGGTGTACCCGCCGCCCCCTCCGCCGCCCGGGGCTGCCCCTGCGGCCGGGAAGCCGGGGTTGCTGGCGCCCGCGCCGCCCGCGCCGCCGCCCGTGACGGCCACGGCCCCGGCGCCGCCCGTGTTGCCGGCCCCGTTGCTGCCCGTGTTGCCGGCCGCTGCCGTGCCGCCGCCGCCGCCTCCGCCGCCGCCGCCGTACGAGGGTGACGTGCCGCCCGTGCCGCCGTTGTGGTGCGTGGTGTTCGCGCTGCCGGAGCCGCCCGCGCCGCCGGAGGAGGTTCCGGCCGGGCTGGCGGGCTTGCCCGGGTGCGCGAGCACCGTCACGGAGTCACCGGGGAAGGTGGTGGACGTGCCGCCGGCGCCGGGCGTCACGCCTGCCTGCCCGCCGAGGCCGACCTTGAAGCTGTAGGTCTTGCCCGGGGTGACGGCCAGCGCAGGCTCGGCCGCGTACTCGCCGCCGCCGGCCCCGCCGCCGCCGGTCGTGCCCGCGCCGCCGCCCGCCCAGCACTCGGCCAGGATCGCGGTGACGTTGGCGGGGCACGTCCAGCTGCCACTCCCCGGGGAGGTGAAGGTGAGGACCTGCTGGCTGGCGCCGGTCGTGCCTGCCGTGCCGCAGGAGTACGGGACGGGCGTCCCCTCAGTCACCGTCAGGGCCGGCTCGGCCGCGTACTCGCCGCCGCCGCCGCCGCCGCCCTGCCCGGACGTCGAGCGCGACCCGCCCGCGCCGCCCGCGCCGATGCACTCCGCCTTGACGGACGTCACGCCGGGCGGCGGCCACCACACGCCGGAGCCGGACAGCTCAAGGGACAGCGGGTCGGCCTGCGGAAGCTGGAACTGGCAGGAGACGGGGGTCCGCGCGGTGCCCGGCACGCCCATCACGTTGTAGACGACGCCGCGCTGGGAGGCGGGGGCGGCCAGGGACGGCGGGTTGGCGACCACGTCGTCAAGCCAGGCGTTCATCCGGACGAAGGCCGTCTTGCCCTGGCCTGCCCAGTTGGACAGCGTCAGTGAGTACGAGGCGACGGATGCGTAGTTGAAGCTGGCGTTGCCTTGCGGGACCGGCGCGGTGACGCGGGTCCATTTCGGCACGAGCGCCTTGCTGTTGTACGGCAGGCCATTGAATGTCCGGTGGAAGGTCAGCTTGTGGCCGCCGTTATCGGTCAGCGTCCAGCGGAAGGTCACGTTGGACTTGAATCCCGAGTGGGGCTTGCCGAACAGCGGGACGTAGTATGCCTGGCCGAACCATACCGACAGCACCGGCAGGCCGGTGATATTCAGGGACAGGCCGCTCTTGGAGTAGGTCACCGGGACGTAATTCGCGTTCGGCGGGGTGTACCGGGCGGAGTGCGGGCCGACCACGAACTGGGTGGTCTGCGTCCAGCCGGTGCCGGACACGGTGCCGAACGCGTCCAGCGTCACCGGGGCCGGCGGCGCGGCGATGCCGTTGAGGATCGGGCTGGAGAAGGCCACGTCCGTCAGCTGGTCCGGTGCGCTGCGGCCGTAGGGCAGCGCCTGGAAGGTCAGCGTGATGACGGCCATCGGCAACGGCTGGTTCGGCAGGAAGCCGTAGGAGAACACGGTGGGCAGCGCGCGGAAGCAGTCGAAGACCTGGGTCAGGCCCGTGGAGGAGGGCGTCCAGGTCAGCGTCCAGGAAGGCTGGTCCACCGCCTGGATCAGGTACTCCTTGGCAGCCGACAGCGTTGCCTGGTCCGGTGCGGTGATCCTGACCGGCAGCGTGATCGTGCGGTTGGACGCCCGGGTGCCGAACGGCCGCTCGCCGTCCAGCAGCAGGGTCTGCACCTGGCTGACGGTCGGCTGCGGGGCGCCCAGGTCCCAGGTCATCCCCGGGCTCGCGGCGGAGCCCGGGGACGACGGGGCGAACAGCCGGAAAACGGCCCCGGTGCCGGCCGCGTTCACCAGGGCGGGAATGTCCGACTGCACGCCGGATGCCCCGCCGAGGACCTCGATCAGGTCCGCGATGATGAGCGAGTCGCTAGCCACCGTAGTACCCCCTGCCGGCGCCGCGGGCTGCGGCCACGCCGATCCCGTGCGCGAACTGCTGGCCCTGCGCCCCGGTGACCCGGGTGTTCTCCTGGACCGCGTGGATCATCTGCCGCAGCAGCATGTTGGTCTCGTGCAGGGAGCCGGGGCCCTGCGCCGGGCTGACCATCTCCGCCTTGCCCGAGGTGTTGACGCCCACGCCCCACGGGGGCAGGATGCCGCCCTTGTCATAGGTTGAGCCGACCAGGCCGCCGGAACGGTAGCCGTGCCCGTGCCCGATCACGCCCGCCATCGCCGCCCCGCCGTAGCGCGCGGAAGCGTAGTGGATAGCTGCGTATATTTGTGCCATCGGATTTTCTGATACCGTGCCTCCGCCAAAATTCACCAGCGGCGGGGTGTTAACATAGGGCCCTGCGTAAGCATGGAAGGTCCCAGGTATGAGTTGGAGGAGCCCAACGGACGGATGACCCGCCTGAGCGTTACTGTCCGTGAGGTTCACGGCGTTCAAATTTCCGCCAGATTCTGTTTGAATCTGAGAAAGCCAGTTGGAAACCAGGGACAGCGGCAGGCCCATCGAGCTCAGGACGGCGGAGATGTCGGCGGCGTAGTTGCCGGAGCCGGGCCCGAGGAACACCCCGCCGCCGGCCGCTGCCGCTGCTGCCGCTGCGGCCTGGGTGGCCTTGATGGCCGCGTTCGCGAAGGCCACGGCCGAGTTCTGGCCGAACAGCGCCTCGGAGTTGCTGAACCCGGTGATGCCCTTGGTCACCTGGGTGTCCACGAAGCCGGCCAGGCCGCCGGCCGCGTACCTGCGCGCGGTGACGCCGCCGAGCCACGGCGACTGGGTGGGCGTGGCGGTGAACCCGGGGATACGGCCGCGCAGGTGGTCGACCAGGCCGGCGCTCACCATGTTCGCCGGCACGACGAGCTCGCCCTTGCTCAGGAACGCCGCCACGTCATCCGCGGTGGGCGTTGACCCCCGGTTGATGAACAGCCCCTTGGCCGGGGTGAGCACGTGCCCGCCGCCAGGCCCCGAGGCGCCGCTGATCCGGCCGGTCGTGGTGTTCAGCGTCCGGGTGGCGACGCCGGTCCCGCTGATGGTGATGTTGCCCTTGCCCTGCATCTGGAGCACGATGTCGATCGCCTTGCTCAGCGGGATGTGCAGGATCTTGGAAATCATCGCGGCGATTTCCCCGGTCGTGTCGTGGGCGGCGCGGCCGGCGTTGATGATGGACTGGACCAGCGCGTCCTGCTGCGGCTTGGCCTTGGCGGCGTCGCCGCCGGACTGGGCGAGGGCGGTGCCGTAATCGGTGGCTGCCTTCTGCACGCCGTCATAGGCCAGGATCGCGTTATTAATGTCGCCGATCAGCTCGTTGGCGAGGAACTGGCCCTGGGACTGCATCGCCCCGGTCAGCAGCGCCTCCTGCGTGGTCGCCTCGTCGGTGATCTTCTTCAGGTCCTTGGTGGCCGAGCCGGTGTTCTGGAGCCACTTGTTCAGTTCCTTGAACGCCGCCGGGCCGGTGTACCCGGCCGTCCGGGCGATCTTGGTCAGCTTGTCCAGCAGGGCCTGGTCGCCCTTGGCGTGCGCGAGCAGCGGGGTAATCGACTTCTTGACGCTCACGGTGAGCGCGTCGTTCTGGTTAGCGGCTGCGCCCAGCCACTTGGTCAGCTCCTTGAGGGAGACCGGGCCGGTGTAGTTGGCTTCCTGCGCCAGCGCGACCAGCTGGGCGGTGGCCTCGGTGGACCCGCTGGCGTACCGCAGCAGCGGCGCGATGGCGTCCTTGACGGCCTGGCTGAACGCGGCGGTGCCGCCGATCGCGGTGCGCAGGGAGCCGAGCATCCGGTCGGTGTTGGTGACCTGCTGGGTGAACGCCTGGTTGAGGTCCAGGCTGGCCTGGGACAGCCCGTCCATCGAGGCGCCGGTCAGCGTGCCGGTTAGCGTCAGCTGGCCCAGCTTGTTCTTCAGCGTCTCGCCGCTGCCGCCGGCCTTGGCGAAATTCGCGTTCAGGTTGACGATGCCCAGCGCCACCGTGTCGAACGTCCCCTGGGTGCTGGTGACGTCGCCGATGAAGGTGTTCCATGCCTGGTTCAGCTTCTGGGTGGCCTGGTACTGGTCGGTCTCGGTGCGGCCCAGGACCTCCAGGTTGTTCTCCAGCGATCCGGTGACCCCCGTCATGGCCCGGATCGCGTTGATCGTCCCGTCGATCTCCGCGGTGTCGATGGCCCACGCCTGGCCCTGGTCCTTGGTGACCTGCGCGGTGGTGATGCCGGCGGCGTTCAGGATGCCCAGGGCGGCGGCGGAGCTGCCGTAGGCCCGGATCAGCGGCTGAAGCCGGGACTGCTCGGTATCGCGCTGGCCCTGGAGGGTCGTCAGCGCCGCCTGGAGGTCCTTCACCTTGGCCGTCTGCTCGGCTATGGCGTCCCGGGCGCCCAGCACGGTCGGGACGTAGTTCTTCCCGGAGGCGACGTACTGGGTGGTCTGGCTGTTCACGGCGGCCTGGTCGATGGCGAGCTGCTTCTGGGCCGCGGACAGGTCCACGGCTGCGGCGGCTGCCGCGCGGGCGTTCGCCGCCAGGGACTGGGTGATGGGGGCGGCGTCCGCCAGGGCGACGATGTCAGAGGCGAGGTTCCTCGTGGCGCTGGAGCTGTGGTTCAGCCAGAGGACCAGGGCGGTCAGCCCGGCTATCGCCAGCCCGACCCAGGCCACGGGCGAGACCCGGGACAGCAGGGCGCCGGCCGCCGCGGCAATTCCCTCGGCGGCGGCCATCCGCTGGAACATCACGGCCGCGAAGGCTGCCCGCGCCCCCGCGTTGACCAGGGCGCCGGTCAGCGGGACGAGGACCCTGGCGTACAGGGCCGTTCCCAGCGTGACCGCCAGGCCGATGTAGATGAACGCCCCGTGGATGGCCAGGCCCCAGCGCAGCACCGGCTCGATCATCGCGGTGAAGTTCTCCAGCAGCCGGGTGACGACCACGCCGAAGGCCAGCAGCTTCTGGGCGTAGTCCGGCACCACGTTCAGGATGTTGCCGATGGCGCCGAACACGTTGCCGAAGGAGTTGCCGAGGCCGAGCAGGCTGTCGGAGGCGTTCTTGGTGAAGACGTCAAAGGCTTTGCCGTTTGACAGCGCCACGGTGATCCGGGCGGCCAGGTAGTCAACGACCGGCCCCGTCTTCGCCACGATCTTCTGGAAGTCATTGGTGCGGCTGCTCATGACCGTCAGGGCGTCGCCGAAGATCTGGTACACCTGGGGCCGGACGGCGTTGTGCAGCTTCTCCATGGTGCCGGTCAGCGGGAACATGGACTGGTTGGTGGCGTCTGCCGCGGTGTGCAGCGCCTGCATGCGGATGAAGATCTCCTTCGCCGCATCGGAGCCGGCGATGCCGAACGCGGTGGCTGCGATGGCAGCGCCGCCCCAGACGGCGATCAGCTCGACCAGGATGTCGGCGGCCAGGTGCATGACGGTGACGTGCGTGGCCCAGGCGGGCAGGATTCCCTGGAGCAGGCCGCCGAACAGGGTGACCTTCGCGCCCAGCACGGCGAAGATGCCGCCGAGCCAGCCTCCGGTGACGCCGAAGGCCCGCATGCCGTTGTTTCCCTGGACGATCAGCGGCGGCACCTTGCCCAGGGCGATGCCGAGCAGGTTCTGGGCCACGGTGACCTGCGTCGTGGCCGCCGCTGCGCTGGCCGCCGCCGCCGCGGCCTTCTGGAAGGCGCCCTCCAGGCCGAGCAGCGCCGAGTTTGCGGCGGCCAGGCCCGCCACGTCCACGTTCATCCGGATGTCATGCGCCTGCGCGGTCAGGGCATCGATCTCTGCCCTGACCTGCGTGATGGCCGCGGTGACGGCGGAGGTGTCCGCCAGGACCCGGGCCGTCACCGGATGAGACTTCAGTACCCGCAGCTTTGCCTCGACGGCGTCGAGCTTGGTCAGCGTGGCCGCCAGCTGCACGTCATCGATCACGCCGCCGAGGTTGATGATCTTGTCGAAGCCATTCAGGGTCTTCTCCAGGTTCTTCGCCTGAAGCTCCAGGGCCGCGATCTGGGCGATGGCCTGCTTGGTGTCCGCGTCGATCTGCAAGTGCGAGGACTTCTGCACCAGGGCGGCCAGCTTCGCCCGGAGGGCGGCGACCTGCGCGTCAATCCTGGTGGTGTCCGCGCTCAGCGTGAGGCCGGTGACCGTCTTGGCCAGGGCGAGCAGCCTGGCCTGCAACCCGCTGATGACGGCCTGGGCCTGCTTGTCGTCAGCCCCGATGGGGATCGTGACGAGCTGCCTGGACAGCGCGTCCATCCGGGTTTTCATGTTCGCGACCGAGGCCGCCAGCCCGCCGGAGTCCGCGGTGAACTTGACGCTGACCTCAGGCTTGATCCCGGCCAGCGCCGCCTTGATCTGAGCGTCCAGCTTCACGCGGAAGCCGGTGGCATCGGGGCCCACCGTTACGAAGGCATCCCCTAGCTGGCGGGCCATGTCAGAAAGTCCCCTCCAGCGACCACAGGCCGGTGGTCAGGAAAGGCTCCTTCACCCGGTCAACCCGGGGGTCCTCCAGGAAGAAGGCGGGGTCGCCGGGGGCGTTGGCGCTGGCCCAGAAGAAGCCGGCGGACGTGTGCCCGCGGGCCGTGTGGATGGCCGCCTTGGTGAACCCGGGCGGGCGGGCGTTGCTGCGCGAGCTCCAGGCCGGCGTGGCGCGCACGGGCACGACGGCGCGGGCGACGATCGCGGCCTGGCCGGCCAGGTCCTGGATGAACAGGCCGACCGGGCCGTCTTCGTCGTTCACGTACGCGTGGATGGCGGCATCATCAAGACGGACGTCGCTCACTGCTTCATCCACTCCCCCGGGATCTCCTCGTCCCGGCTCCCCAGCGGGGCCGCAACGGGGGCGTCGGGATCATCGAAGGCCATGCCCTGGGCTTCCTGCCAGGCGCGCAGCGCGGCCAGCGCGCTAGCCTCCGGGCTGACTCGCATGCCGATGTCCTCCTCGAACTTCTCCAGCGCCGCCGCGTCCATCCCCGCCGCGAGAGTGACGAAGGCGACGTTGAGCAGCTGGCGCGGGGTCAGCGCCTCGATCCCCTTCCCCGTGCCGTTCTTGAGGAGCTCCCCGTCGAGGCGCGCCGCGTTCGCCGCTGACCAGGCGAGGAGCCAGCGGGCGGCGGCGTAGGGCGGCCGGATACCAGCTCCAGGACCTTGGCCACGACGTCGAGCAGGGCCTCCGCGTCGGCCTTGGTGATCATGGCGTGCTCTTCGAAGGCGTTCCAGTCACCGCGGACGTAGGACGCGCAGGACCGGTCGTTGCCGGCCTCGCAGTCCGCGCACTCCCCGCAGCCAGGCTCGCCCGCGTAGATGCAGTCCCGCAGCAGCGAGTACATGGCCGACATTGCCCGCGGGTCGCTGGTGTCCACGTCGGCGGCCGAGGAGAACTTCAGCAGCGGCATGAGCCCGATCCGGTCCGCGATCCGGAACGACTTGCCGAGCAGCTCGACCTGGTCACCCGCGTCGGCGACGACGCCGGCCTTGACCTCGTCCTGGCTGGCGTCCCGGTTCGCCTGCCGGGCCGCCGTGCCCTGGATGACGGCCAGGTCGCGGTCCGTCTTCGCCGGGATGTCCGGGCCGGTGCCGTCCTCGTCACGGTCGTCCGGCTCATACCGGGGGATGACCTCCCGGGTCGCCCTGGCCCTGGCCGCGGCGCGCGGCGGCGGGAGGGGGGCAGCCGGGGCGTCGTCCCAGTCGATCGTGTAGTCAGCCTCTGCGTCCGGCATCGCTCACGCCTCCCCGAGCTGCGCGGTCAGGCGGGCGATCTGCTCGCGGGCCCAGGTCTCGCCGTCACGCGTCTCGTTCTCGGTCGCCGCCAGGACCCGGTCCTCCAGGTCCGGCGCGTCGTTGCCCTGGTGGTGGCGCATTGCGTTCACGATCGTGCCGACCAGGTTGTAGCGCTTGGTCCGGTGCGTGAACAGGGTCATGTAGAGCAGGCGGCGCGTCTCGTCCAGGTCCTCGGCATTCGAGGGCCGGGCGGAGCGGGTGCCGTCCTGGGCGACGTCCTGGTCGCGTGCCGTGAGGTTGTCCTGCATTTCCCGGACTGCCTCGTCTTCCGTAGCCATTCGTTCCGTCCCGTATCAGGTAGAAGGGCGCATACTCTTGAAGACCGGGTTGTGGTGACCCTGGGCGGAAGGCGCGCGTGCGGCAGGGTGACCTCGCACGCGCGCCTTTCCCGTGCCCGGGGATTAGGTGCCGGCGATGCCCGTGGTCGGGTACCGGGAGATCCTGGTCGCGGCATTCCAGGTGGACTTCAGCGACACGGCCGCGGTCACGCCGCCGGCGAGAGAGTAGTCCGGGAGGATCTGGCCGAAGAAATACTGGCCAGGGGCCGCGCCCTGCACGCCCAGCGTGCTCGGGTACAGGTAGAAGTTGCGCGGCAGGCCGTCCGTGGCGGCAACGTACGTCTGCGCCGTGGCCGTGTCATAGAAACCGCTGAAGTCGCCGGAGGCGTCAGGCAGGCCAGCCACCCAGATCAGGTTCTGGTCGCCCATGGTGGTGACGTCGACCTTGTTGACGACGAAGTTGATCGACCAGTCCGACAGGAAGGCCATCGGGGCGGCCAGGTCGGCCGGGTTCACGCCGATGTAGGCGATCCCGTTGCGACCATGGATACGACTCACAGTAGCTGACTCCTCACGAACTGTGTGGGGAGCCGGCTCCGGGCATGGCCGCGGCTTTATGCTGGCAGCAGCGTATACCAGCTAGTTTGGTAAGTGTCGCATGAGGAGCGATGGCTCCCTGTTCCGGGATACCAGGGCTGGTACGAGGTCAGCGACCTGGGGAACGTCTACGCGATGGCGCGGCCTTTCACGCGCGGTGGCTTGCTGAGGGCGCAGCTGAATTCCGCGGGATACCGCACCGTGCGGCTGAGCAAGTACGGCCGCGTCCGGACGGTTACCGTAGGGCGGCTGGTGCTGGCGGCATTCCGCGGGCCAGGAGGGGAAATGCGCGCCCGGCACGGCCCGGGGGGCAGGCAGGATGACTCGCTGGGGAACCTGGAATGGGGATAAGACCGGGTGATACGCTAATCCGCATGAGAGAGCAGCCTGCAAGCGGTTACCGGCGAGCGCTGTCCTGGCACTGCGACCCGCCGCCACGGGGCACGCCCTTCGTGGTGGTCGCCGAGGGCTGGACGATCGCCGGCGGCATGGAGATCCGGGACATTCATGCGATTGAGGCCCTGTACCCAGAGGAACCGGACGAAGGACAATAAAAAAGGCCCCGCCTCGTGAAGAGGCGGGGCCTTTTTACTTTCCTTTCCTCAGGAGGCTGCCTTGCCCGCCGCTTCCTGCGCTTCCGGCGGGATCGCCAGGCTGTAGCAACTGGCGAAGTAGAACGTCACGGGACCGCTGAGCGGCCGGTGCAGCTCGATCGTCGGCGGCGGGACAAGCCCGTCAGGGTGCTGGACGTTCAGCCACGCCTTGCCGTCCTGCGTAACGTACGTCGTTACCGGCTGGCTCACGGGGCTCACCATGAATTAACCTGAGTGTTGCCGTTGCCGAACTGGACACCGCGCGCCCCGGTACCGGCGTCCGCCTCCGGCGCCTTAGCGCACCTCGTAACGGAGATGGCCCCGTCCGCGCTGACAGTGATCGTTTGATCACTGCCCAGGTGCGCGCCGCCCGCGTTCACGGTAATTTTCTTGCCGCCGGCCATGGTGACCGTGACCGACTGCGGGACTTCCGCTTCCGGGCCGACCGTGAAAACCCTGGCGTCTCCTCCCGTGGTGATAGTGACGCTCTCGATCCGGGCGTCCTGCTGGCCAGTCATCACTTGCCCGCCGGGATCGTGTTCGGCGCGCCAACGTAGATCGTGCACGTCTTGCACTGGTCCGCCAGGTCTTGCAGGCCCAGGAAGTACTGCGCGTACGGCCCGTACAGCTTCTGGGCTGCGGCCAGCCGGGCGGCGTTGACGCTCAGCGCCTGCTCCGCCGCGATCTGCTGGTTGTACAGCTGCTGGACGGCCGGGTCGGTCGGCGTCACGTTGTCGACGGTCACTAGCATCGGGACGCAGTTCGTCACCGTGCTGGCATCGCCGCAGAAGTAGGGAGCCTTTGTCCCTGCTGCCACGTCTAGCTCAGCATTCAGGTCTTGCGCGATCTTCGCGCCCAGTGCCGGCCAGGAAACCGGGTCGGTCCACAGTGACGGCCCGAACTGGCCGATGACGTCATTGGTGGCCCGGTCAACGGCCGGCCCCATGTTCTCGGCCAGCATGGCGTTCCAGCCGGGAGTGGAGGAGTGCGGGTTCAGCGCCACGCTGGCGTCCGTCTGGTCCGAGCTCTCCGCGCAGCCGTACTTGAGGCAGAACGCGAGGAAGGCCGGCATCACCTTGTCTACCTGGGTAGGCGTAAAGTACACCGAGGTCCAGACGTGCACGGGCATGCCAGGAGTGCCGTCCTTTCCGGCGCCTGTCCGTACCGACATCGGGTTGTTACGGTCGCCGCCGGACGGTGAGGTCCGGTAGTTCCGGGCGTCGCACGGGTAGTACCAGGCCGTGTTGTCGTTGCCGATATTCACGTACTGCCCCGGGTGCGCGATGGCCACCACGTTCTGCGTCCCGCTGGCGTAGCCGTGACCGGTGACGATCGCGCACTGGGAGATGGCGGGCTGGGCGTGCGTGCACGATGCCAGCGCCGCCAGGCCGGCCGCTACGGCCGTTGCGCTCACCAGGATCGTCCCGGCAAGCCTCCTGCTGATCCTCAACTGATTTCCCTTTCTTGCAGTAGCCTGCCGAGCGCCTCATACGCGGGCAGGGCCAGCTCCCTGGTGCTTCCTGATGCCAGGGAGTCACTGATTGCCGTGGCGAGCGCGTCCTGCGCCAGCTTCAGGGAACGGCGCTGCGCATGGACGGCGCACCGTTCCCGCTGGTAGCCGCGGATCTTCCGGGTCGCCCAGAAGCCGAGGGCCCCCATCCACACGGTCGCGACCAGCAGCGACGGCAGCGTCACGCTGACAAAGAACCGGATCATTGCGTTCCCAGGTAGCCCTCGATCACGGCCAGCTCCCGGCGGAGATCCAGGGCCAGCACGCGGGCACGGGCCTGGTCGGCGGCCAGTTCCCCTTCCGTCTTGCGACCGTAGCCGCTCAGCTTCACGTCCGCCCACCGCCATCTCCCGGGCGGGCAGGGCACGCTGAGGTCATCTGCCGCCCTGATCCGGTTCCGCAGCGACCAGCAGTGATCGCGCAGGACCTTCCGCGCCTCCTCCGGCAGGGTCGTCAGCCCCATGCGGCGCACCCGCCATCGCATTCATTGCACCCGGCCACGGCCACGGCCACCGGGTGGGCTGCCGCGTTCACGAGCGGGAACTCGAATATGCGCCGGGAATCGATGTCGGCGGAGCAGCTGACCTCGCCGTCCTGGGCGCAGCCGGCGTTCACGAGCACCCGTCCGCCGTTCTCCCAGCAGTCCTGGTCGTTGACGCCGTCCTCGCAGCCGGCCGCGCGCACGCGCTGCTCCGTGCACTCGCTGAGGGCCGCGTCGTCGGCTTCCTCGCAGCCAGCCGCGCGGACGGCCCGGCCATTGCCGCTCTCCCAGCAGTCGCCGCGATCGTCGGCGTTGTCACAGCCCGCGCTCACGACCCGGGCACGGGCCGCCCGCTTGTTATCGTCTTCGGCCCAGCAGACGTAGTCGTCGCAGCCGGCCCCGGTCAGCCACGGCTCGCTCTCGCTGACGCTCACCCGGGTCACGGCGGGCTGCGAGAGTGCCTGCATGCGGTCCCACGCCTGCTCGCCCTCCGGGACGTGCGCGTGGAAGGGGGCGGTCCAGCGCTCTGCATCCGGGTCCCACGTCCGCAGGAACTCCCGGTCCTCGTGCCCGGTGAGCTCGTGCCGGATGAATCCCAGCAGCCGGAACAGCAGCGCTTCCGTGCTCTCGTAGTCGCTGGCGCTCACCCGGATGAGGGCGCGCTCGGTGAGCGGGACGCGGTACTCCCCGCCCCGGGTGATGAAGCTGGAGTCGACGGTCTCGATCTCGATGCCCACGTGCACCCGGTCGCCGTCACCCGGCGCCGGCGCGGCGCTGATCCTCCATCCCGGGCGGAAGATCGTCCTGCGCAGGACGCCGACCGCCTCGTGCTGGCTAATGCTCATTCCTTGTCATCCTTCCTTGACGATGACCTGCTTGGCCGCGCGCTCGCTCATTACCAGGTCACCGTGCAGTCGGGCTGGTAGCAGACGTGCGACCCGGGATGGCTCGCGCCCTTCTTGCCGCGCTCGCCCATGACGATGAGATCGCAGCGGTGCGTGAGGTGCGGCTGGCCGCCGGTTTCCTCGTGCGTTGAGCCGCACTTCTTGTTCCCGGCGTCGCGGCCCTGGTAGGCGCCCAGCCCGGCAAGGCACCCGATCGCGTGCTTCTTGATCGTGCCCCCGCACTGGTCACAGGGTGCTGCCATTTTCCTGCCTTTCCAGGCTCATGTTCGACATGCTGAGGACATGGAACCCGGCCCTCTCCCGGCCCTTTCCGTGGCCCTGCTCCCGCATGGCTGCATAGAACCTCGTGAGCGCGTTGGGAACTGACGTGGCCTGGATGGTCATGTGGCTTAGCACGGTGGGATCATCTCCGGCCAGGTGCAGCCAGGTAACACGGAACTCATGCTGGGGCATCTTCGGGTTCACTGTCTCCCCTTACCTGCCACGGGCCGCCTTCCGTCTCCGGAGGGCGGCCCGGCTGGATCAGCTGTCGGCGGCGTCGTCCCAGTCGCCGGGCCCGGTGCCCTCAGCGTCCTCCAGGCTGGCGATCATCCGGCGGAAGGCCAGGATCGCCGACAGCGCGGCAGCCCCGGCAGAGGCCAGGATGAGCCCGAGTTCGATCTTCCTCATTTTCTTTCCCTTTTCTCTTTCTTTTGCGGTGGATGGCAGTGAGCGGAAAGGAGCGGACTCGAACCGCTTGCCCGGGGATATTCATCCCGGTATGCGCCTGCGCCTTTCCTGGGCGTCCCCGCCGTATCACCCTTCCGTGCGCCCGTCGATGAAATGCCTCCTGTGCGCACCCGAGGCAGGGATGCTGTTGTAACCGGGGAGAAAGGTTAAGCCCCAGCCGGCGGGGAGCCTGCCTCCAGTTCTACCCTGCCGGAGTCCGGTGGGCCGCCTCGCTCAGCAGGGGGAGCCTCCCAGGCTTCGACCGCGCGCACGGCGATCTCCAGTCCCTCGGCTATGCCCAGCTCCCGGTTCCTGGCCTTGATCGTCCGGGCGCCCAGGGCCGTCTCGCGGTGCCCGGCGGCCAGGTTGCCCAGGTGCGTGCAGAAGCCGGCCTTGTCCGCGATGATTACCTGCTTCACGTGCCCTTCCTCTCCCGCCCCGCCGGCCGGGTCACTCCGGTCAGCGGGGCGGAGCCTTTGGTTACGGCGTGCTCACCCGTAATCCTTGTAGTCCACCGGGCCCTCGGGGGTCCAGAACCGGAACGTCCCGTGGTGCGGGCCGGCCAGCACGATCGTCGCGAGCTTGCCCGTCACCTGCGTGATGGTGTGCGCCTGGCTGCGGCGCAGCAGGTACGGCCGCCACGGACGGTGGTGGCGGGTGACCGGCGGCCGGGACATGTCGCGAGTGTCCCAGACCTTCTCCGTGTACCCGCCGCTGACCGCGACGGAAATAAAGGACCGCGCGTGGTCGTGCGGGTCACGCCCGCTGTCCGGTCCGAAGATCCGCGTTACCAGCAGGGTGAGCGCCGGGACGGTGAGCAGCCGCCAGCGGTCGATGAACACGTCATCGCCGACGCTCACCTGGTAGTGCCGGACGCCTGCCCAGCGCGGGGTGCGCGGGGCGGTCGCGGTCGTGCGGTCTGGCGCTTCAGTGCTCAAGGCTCTCAGGCTCCTTCCTTTCCTCCAGGTCTTCTGCCTCAGCGGCGAGTCCTCCGTCAGTCGCGCCGGCCAGCGCGAGCGTCGCGTGGACTTGCGCCCTGGTCAGCACACGCGGCGTGATCACATGGCCGCCATGGCTGGCAGTTGCGTACTCAGCGAGCAGCCGCTCGGCTTCGCGGTAATGCCAGGCCGCGTTCATGCCAGCGCCGCCTCGCGGGCCAGCTTCGCGGCCTTTGCCTTCAGCGGCTCGGACTTGAGCAGGTTGCGGTTCAGCTTGCTCTCCCAGGTCCGGGAGGTCCGGGCGTGGTCCAGGTACTCGCCGGCTGCCTGCACCAGGCCGTACGCGGTGCCGCCGATCCCGGCGCCCTCCACGGTCGGCCCGTTCAGGAAGCCGAGCACCGCGGCGCGGGCCTCCTCGATGTTGGCCATGACCCGGTCGGAGATGATGCCGTCCGGGGGCGCGGGAATGAATTCCTTCAGCCACATCTGCTGCTGAGCCGGGGTGACCTTGATCCCGAGCAGGTCGCTCATGGCCGTGACGTACTCCGCGTTCTCCTGCCGGGCGAACTGGAGTGCCCCGCGGGCTTCCTCCAGCCGGTCCCGCCAGTTGCCGCGGTGGCTGAACGAGAACACCGCGCCGGTCCGCTTGCCCTCCGCCTCGGCCGCGCCGAAGGTGTTCCCGCAGACGATGCGGACCTCGGTCAGCCGGGCGCAGCAGCTCGCGTTACCGGTGTGGTCACTGGTCACTCCCAGGTACGGGAAGCTGTAGGACGCGTCGATGCGCCCGCCAGCCTGCACCTGGTGCGGCTCGTCCAGCCGGGCGAGCATCCAGACCTTCTTGCCGCCGGACAGGCTGCCGCCGGTCTCCAGCTTCACCGTGCCCGGCTCAGTCCCGAGGATCGCGTCGATGATCTCACCGAACGCGCTGTTGGGCACGATGTGGTAGCTGTCGCGCTGGTAGGAGAGCGTGGCCCCGGTGTCGCTGCGGGCGATCCGGCTCCACTTCTCCTGGGCGGCGTCGCTGACGATCGTGCCGGTGAAGGAGCCGAACTGCACGGCGCCGATGACCCCGGCGGCCTTGTCCGGGTTCCGGAAGGAAGCCTCCCACAGCCGGGTGAGCTGCGCCGCCGTCTCGGCCGTGGGCTGGCCGTTCTCACGGAGCAGGATCTCCATGGCGTGCTGGCGGAACTGGTCGGGGGACAGGAGGATATCGGCCGGCACCGGGTGCGCGACCGGGTCCCAGTCCAGGCCCGCGAGGACGCGGGCCTCCTGGAAGCTCTGCGGGTAGTCATCGAGCACTTCGCCCTGGCGATGCCATGGCATCTCTCGTACACTAAACATCTTTTCGACGTCTGCTGGCACTACTGCCCTTTCTTCCGTGCCGTCTCATGCCGGGCTGGCGTGAGCGGCCTCTAAGCTACGCTTAGCGTATCATAGAGTATAACAAGAGGCGCTGGATGTTTATTCCTAAAGGTCAAAGGTATCTTTTCGAACAAACGTTCTATAATGGCAATTCGCGTCCGCAGCGAGAATCTTGCCCTGACGCACGCGCTGGCTCCTGTTACGATACCCGCAGATACTCCCCAGGAGGAGAAGCCATGGAAATCCCGAGGCTCGCCAGCCCGGCCACGAACCCCAACGGCTACCTGGCCGCGGTCGGCGCGGTGCTCGCCGCCGTGGTCATGATCTACAACGCCGTCAATCACCGCGGCCCGGTTGACGCCACCGTGATCGTCTCCGGCGCCGGCGCGCTCCTCGCGCTGCTCAGCCGTCAGTACGTCACCCCGGTCAGCGACCCGCGCGACGGCAACGGGAACTCCCTCGCGGCGGTGCCCGCTCCCCTGGCACCGGTTCTCAGGACGGCAGCCGGCTTGAAGAGCACCAGTGACCTGCATGCTGCTGAGGACACGCCGCCGGGCCAGCCATGAGCGATCTCGCCGGGGACGCCCCGGGCACGATCATCGTCGCCGGGGACTGGCACGGCAATACGCCCTGGGCGCTGCACGTCATCGGCGTGGCAGCGCGGCTGCTGGAGGGCGAGGAGCAGCCGGTAATCCTTCATTTGGGCGACTTCGGTATCTGGCCTGGCCCCGCGGGACAGCGGTACGTGCACGAGGTCAGGCGAGCCTGCCGGGAGAAGGGCGTGACGCTGTGGTTCATTGACGGCAACCACGAGGATTTCACCCGGCTGCACCGGTTTGACATCCGCGAGGGGACCGCTGAGCCGGCGCCCGGCATGTGGTGGCTACCGCGCAACACCCGCTGGACCTGGCACGGCCGTACGTGGCACGCACTGGGCGGCGCGGTGAGCGTGGACCGGGCGATCCGGCACGAGGGCATCAGCTGGTGGCCGCAGGAGGAGATCACGAGGTCGCAGGCGCGCGAGGCCATCGCGGCCGGCCCGGCGGACGTCCTTGTCACCCATGACTGTCCCGCAGGCGTGCGGCACTCATTCGGGCCGCCGCCGTCCTTCTGGGATGACCGCGACCTGGCGCGCAGTGACGCGCACCGCGAGCGGCTCCAGGACGTGGTCAGTGCCGTGCAGCCGCGGTGGATCATGCACGGGCACCTGCACCGGGCCTACCAGCGCAACTGCGACTTCGGCTACGGCCCGGTAGAAGTCACCGGCCTGGACTGCGATGGCAGTGACGGAAACTACGCCGTGCTAGATGTGCGCACCATGGCATGGGAGCGGTTACGGCCCTGCTGCCCCGGCCCTTACGGCAGTCCCGCTTCCCCGGCTGCGCTCTTTTCAGTTACGTTCAGTGACAGAAAATCACCGAAGGTGGATTCCGTTACCGTTGCGCCAGGCGCATGATCAGGGAAGCACCGTCAAGGAGGGGCAGATGACAATCAACGGACTCCTGCCAGGGGACGTCCTGGCTACCCGCACCCCTGGCGCGTGGCCGGACACGATGATCCGCCTGGGGTCAGCGCTGCTGGACAAGCCGAACCTGAGTAACCACGTCGCCGTCGTGCACCACTGGGATGCCAGCGGGACGCTGTGGGTCATCGAGGGACGGCCCGGCGGGGTCGGCTGGCGGAACGCGAGCGACTACCTGTCCTCGCGGTGGACGCTGTCCAACGTCGCCCAGCCGAAGACGGACGCGCAGCGCAAGGTCATCACGGACGGCGCGGTGGCGATCCTCGGCATGCCGTACGACTGGGCGGCCATCATCGGCGACGGCCTGGACGACCTGCACCTGTGGAGCCCCGTGCACGGCCAGGTCCAGGGGCACGCGGTGTGCTCCGCGGTGGCGGCGCTGCTGTACGACAAGGCGGCCCTGGCACGTCCCGCGGGAGATGAAAGGCGCATCCAGCCCGCGGACTGGGCAGAATTCGTGGTCACACAGGGCTGGGCGGTGGCGCGGTGAGGGTGCTCATCGACTGGGACGATCAGTACCCGGCGCTGTACCTGCGGTTCGGGGGCTACGGGACTGAAGGAGAGACGGAAGTGCCCGATGACGTCGCTGAGCGATGGCGCGCAACGTGGGACGCGTGGTGGGAGCTGGCTGACGAGGTCCGCGCCTTCGAGGCGGAGCGGGGCGTGACTCAGTGAGTCTGACCGATTCAGAGCTGGAGGAACAGGTCCGCAGGATGCGGTCGATCGGGATGTCCACCCGCAAGATCGCCGAGACGATCGGGGACGTCAGCCAGTCCACCGTCGTGCGGATGCTCCAGAAGATCAACTCCGGCCCGCAGCCGATCCTGCGCGATAAGCCCCCGCCTGGGCGGATGGTCACGACCGCATGGGTCACGATCGCGGTCGTCGCGGTGGTGATGGCGGTGGCGTTCATCGTGCTGACCGCTGCCGTGGCCACCATCGCCTGGAAGTAACGAATCGATCACGGGTCAGGGCTGTGCGGCCCGGGCTCGTGATTCATTCGTGATTCACTCGCCGTTCTGCTTGTGCGCTTGCAGATGCACGTGCTTGGCTTCTGGATGTTTCGGAGTCTTTCCCCGTCTCAATCCAGGAGCGTGATGCGCCATGAGGTGGCGCCGTTACCGGCCACAGCCCTCGGCAGAGGCAGGCACGATGCCGCTGCCGCGGGCAGCAGGTCCTGCTGACTGCACTACCCCGATGCCCGCGGTTCGCACATCGCGGTTCCTCACCCCGGCCCGCACGGGAATTGCGGCCCTGGCCGTCGCGGCCGTTACCGCCGGCACCGCGCTGGCGCTGGTAGCCCCGGCCAGCCCCGCGCTCGGCGCCGCCGACGCGCTTGCTGTCCCTGCCGCGGCTGCCATCCCGGTCACGTACGCGGATACGGGCAGTCCTGCCCTAGACAAGGCGCAGCGGGCCGCGGCTACGGGCCTGGCCACCGCGAAGGCCGACGCCCTGGCCGTGCACCAGGCTCACCTGTCTCACACGACGCACCTGGCAGTACTCACGCGCCTGGCCGCGCAGAAGAAGGCCGCGGCAGCCGCCGCACGGCAGCTCCTCATCGAGCAGGCTGCCGCGAAGAAGGCGCACAGCGTCGCGCCTGTCGCGCACCACCAGCCCGCAGGCTCCTCCGGAGGGTCCTCCTCATCCGGGTCATCCGGCTGCTCTGACCCGTCCGGTCACCTGACCGCCTCCCAGATGAGCATGCTCTGGCTGTGCGCCGGCGGCCCGTCCTGGGCGGTCAGCCACGCGCTGCGGATCGCCATGTGCGAGAGCGGCTGGAACACCTTCGCGCACAACCCCAGCGGCGCGACCGGCTTGTGGCAGATCCTCGGCCAGGTCACCGCCTTCGGGGGCAGCTTGCGCGACGCGCACGTCAACGCGCTCAACGCCGTGGCCAAGTTCCGGGCCAGCGGCGACACCTTCGCCCAGTGGGTGTGCCAGTGACCGCCATGACCGCCGTCATCTCCTCCCCGGTGACGGTCGCGTCCCTCGCGCTGATCGCCGGGATCATCGGGTGCTGCGGCGCCTGGCTGCTGGGCGGGGTCCTCGGTTACAAGCGGGGGTACTCACGCGGCGCGTTCGAGGCCAGCCTTGACGCGACCGTGAGCGCCATGCCAGCCGCCCGGCGCTCTGCGGAGTGGCGTCCCCCCGTCACGCCGGACGGCTGGGTGAGCCTCCCGCCCGTCAGGCAGCGGATCACCCCGGTCCAGGCCACCGCGCTGCTGCCCCGCGTCGCCGAGCCCTACCGGCAAGGCCCGGTGAACGTCACCGCGCCTCAGCCTGCTATCGGGCTGTCCGACGCCGAATGGCTCGATCAGATGGCCCGGCAGGCTGAGGAGTTCCGGGAGAAGATGTCATGCCCGTAATGGAGAGGAAGACCTTGATCAAGCGCATCCTGGCTGTCCTGGCGATGTCCGCCGGGCTGGCCGTCCTCCCTGCCGCGCAGGCCCTGGCAGCGCCTTCAGCGCCAGCGGCCACCGCCGCGGCTGCCTCGCAGGCCACCGCGCTCCCCGAGCTGGCGGCCCCGGCGGGACTGCGCGCGGCGGTCGCCCCGCACCGGGCAGTCCTGCGCTGGAACGCCGTCCGCGGCGCCAGTGACTACGAGCTGCGCATCACCGGGCCATCCCGCTTCGACCGGGTGGTGCCCGATGGCCTGCGGCATGCCGGGGTCACTGTCGTGCTGGCACCGGGACGGTACTCTGCCGCGGTGCGCGCCGGGCGGTCAGTCCATGACGTGCACGGGCACTGGTCGGCGGCCCTGGGCTTCACCGTGCCCGGCTCGCACCCGGTGACGACCGGGTCATCCCTGGCGGCCCGCGCGCTGGCCTGGGCATTCGCTCAGGCGGGCAAGCCGTACGTATGGGGCGGCTCCGGCCCTGGCGGATTCGACTGCTCGGGCCTGGTGATGGCCGCTTACCTGCACGCGGACGGCATCTCCCTGCCGCACAACACGGTGGCGATGCTCGGCTCGGGCAAGCTCGCGCGCACGTACAGCCCGCAGCCGGGAGACGCGGCCTTCTACGGCACCGGCCACGTGGAGCTGTACGTCCGGTCAGGGGTGACGTGGGGCGCGCACCACTCCGGCACGGTGATCGGCTTCACGTACTACGCCGGGAGCTCCTGGAGGCCCACCGCTTTTTACCGGGTCGTGTAGCCCCCTCCCGGTAGACAGGAAGGCCCTCTGCCCTCCCCCCCAGCAGAGGGCCTTCCGCCTGCCCGGACGACCGCAACAGACTTTTATAAGGTACGCTGCCTCTCGCAGGCAATCACCTCTGAAAGGCAGCAAATGACCTTGTCCGGAAAGCGCCTCGCGGCGGCAGCCGTTGCGGCCATCGCCCTCACGGGAACAGCCGCCGGAGCCGCGTACGCGGCAGGCGCCGCCACCGTCATCCAGCCGAAGGCCGTGTACGCCTGCGAGGGCAGCGGGCACGTCGCGGTGACGTTCCTGTCCACGCCGTCCGCAACCTGCCCGGCCGGAACCACGTCCATCATCGTCGGCGCGCAGGGACCGAAGGGCAGCACGGGCGCGGCCGGCCCGCAAGGTGACGCCGGAGCGCAGGGACCGTCCGGGGTAGTAAGCGCGGGCGTCCACGATCTCGGCGCCGTCGCCAGCGTGCCGACAGGAGGCGGGTTCGTCGCCAACTCCACGGAAGTCGGCACGGTCAGCCTGCCCGCGGGCACTTACCAGCTGAGCCTGGCCGCCAAGGCCACCCCGCCCTCCGGCGGCACCGGGGCAGTCGAGGAGTTTCCCCAGTTCTTCGTCTACGACCAGGTAAAGAACAGCGGTTTCACCGGGGACCTGCTGAATGCCGGCGCCGGCGCGCTGGAGTCCGGGACGCACGCCACGATTGACAGCTACTTCAGCGGGTCCGGGCTATTCACGCTGAGCACGGCTACCACGCTGCACGTCTACGCATTCGGCTACGACTCCGATACTGGCGCGGGCAGTTATGTCCTGGACGACCTGGCAATTACGGCGATCCAGGTCGTTCCCGCAGCCTGAGCGCGTACGCCGCCCCTGTGCCCGAAGGCCCCTCGCATGGCGACGTGCGAGGGGCCTTCGCCTTTTCAGTGACCGTTCTCGTCGCGGGATAGCTGCTGCTGATCGGTCAGCCCGGGGGTGAGGCGCCCGTCATGACGGGGATTAGGGTAATCGGAGTGCTTGCGGGCTCCCCTGCGCTGCTCGAACCAGATCATGACCGCCCGCCAGGCGACGATGCCGACGATTGCCGAGAGGAAGAAGGCCGCGACCCACTGGAGTACGTCGGAGGAGATCCCGAAGTCAAGGAACAGCCACGAGCCGAAGAGCGTGCCGGCGATGCACAGTTCCAGGATGACGATGTTGCGGCCCCACCAGGACTGCCACCAGGGCCAGTAGACGGACGTGACCGGGACGAACAGCAGTGACGTGATGAACGCCGCGTTGATGAGCACGTGGTCGATGACCGTGAGAACGTGATCCTGTGGCAAACCCCTCACCCTCCCCGGTGCCGGGCCGCCCGCGTGATGAGGACATCAAGCCGGGCTGACACGTGGTTGTCCTGCCGCATCTCGCTGAGCGGGACTACCACATTATGCCGTGCCGCACGCAGCCGGGCCTCTGCCGCCTCGCGGGCCTCTCGGGCCTCGCGGGCGTCATTGCTCTCGGTCCGCACCCAGAATCTCCACCTCATGGGCCTGGCTGCTTCCCTGCCTCAACTGCGATGCGCTTCATCGCGGCAAAAAGCTCCTTGGCGGCGCCACCCTGGTCAAGTACCTGCTCGGCGACCTTCTGGTTGAGCTCGGCGGCGGCCTTCCAGTCATCACGCTGCTTGCGCATGTCGTCCAGCTCGCCCTTGCGGACAACCTGGCCTGAGATGAGAAGGCCAATGAAGACGACGATCGCCCCGCCGTTCTCCAGCAGGGTGATGATGTCATGCGCTCCCAACCCACTACCTCATCTGCCCTGACGCGGAATTCGTAGTCCAGGGAGATGCCGGCCGGAAGGCGCTCAGCTCCTTGCACGGGAGTTTACGCCGGGAGCCGTGCTTAAACGAGGACCAGCGTTACAGGAGGGCAGTCTCCAGGCGCGACGGCCCGCAGGAGGAAGGGCAGTAATGACCCGCCCGGTCGAAGGTGACGGCGCACCCGGCCGCGATGACGGCCTCCTCGCGGGTGGCGCTCAGGCCGCCGTTGAGCCGCTGGCCGTCCAGGTACAGGTGCCAGTACCAGCCGGCCTCGCCCATGTCGGTGATCCGGCGCTCATACTCCCCGCGGTGCCGCGCCTCCGTTCCCCGCCGCAGGGCGACAGCCAGCTCTGCGGGCAGGGAAGCGGCCGTCGCGTCCTCGCTCACGCCGGGCCGGCGCACCCGGGCTCGTGGCCGGAGAGCGCCTCGCACCGCGGGCAGGGAACGCGGAACACGGGCTCGCGGAACACGGGGATCACGCTCCCGGGGGGCAGGAGGTCCGCCGGCTCGCAGCCCAGCGCGTCGCACATCTGAGCGAGGGTGGCGGTCTTCGGCCTGCGGTGGCCGTTCTCGATCTTGGCGATGGCGTCCGGCGTGATGGTGTACTTGCCCTCACTCGGGCACAGTGCCTCGTGGCTGTACGGCCGGCCGCAATGCGAGCACGGGCCGTTGCTCATCGCCTCAGCCAGCTGCGCCCGGTTCATCAGCCTGCTCTGGCGCATGCGGACAAGGCGGGCGCGGTCAATGTCGATTCCCGCGCCCGGTCGCTTGATGGCAGTGGTCCCTGCCCTTCCGCTGCTGGTCATCCCGTCATGATACCCCTTCAGACTATTTTGAAGATCAGCAGCATCCCGGGTAACAGCGGCGGCCACCCTGCGGGGCGCAGCAGGTTGTACAGCTCCGTCAGCAGGCGCGGGTCAGTGCGCCAGTTGTGGTTCCCGTTAGAGAAGGCTTCCGGTGACGTGCACCGGCAGCAGCTCCCCATGGCGCCCAGGACCTCGCCGAGCGTCTGGGCGATCATGTCCGCCTCAAGCCGGGGGACCTTGATGGTGACCTCGGTCTGCTGGGTGACGTTCACGGTCGAGGTGCTTCTCCGGCTGGCAGGTCGTAGATGGTGACCGGGACGCCGCGCCGGCACAGGGACCACTCGATGACTGGCCGTACCTGGTCCCAGCGGCCCCCGCCCAGCCCGCAGCCGATCCGCGGCATGTGCACGGAGGCACCGGTCTTGCGGGCCTCCTCACCGACCGCCCGCAGCGCGCCGCCGAGCTCGGCGTACCGGACCGGCGGCAGCCCGTCGCCGGCGGGCGAGCTGGCAGTGCCCCGCTGCGCGATCATGTTGGCCACCACCGTCTGGTCATCGACGCGGACCAGCTGCGTGTACCCGAGCTCGAAGTGCGGCCCCTCCCGCGCCCACAGCCGGTATTCCTCCTCCGGCTCCGGCCACCGCGCGGAGATGGCCATGACGAACCCGGAGCCCCAGGCGCCGATGTCGTTGCAGACGTGCGCGATGATGCGCTGCCCGTCCGCCTGCGGCATCGTGGCGTCCCCGGTGACGTACAGCAGCGGTGCCCGCTGGATGGTGATCATTAGCAGCTCCCGAACTTAAAGGACATGAACCCGGCCTCGTCTCCGGATGAGGGGGTGAGGAAACCCAGGGCCTTCAGCCGCTGCACGTCCTCAGGCGTCACCAGCGCCGGGTCAATGTTCACCCACAGCACGTCGTGCTCGCAGACGGTCGGGCTCTCCGGATTGCCGTACTTGCGGAAGATGACCAGTGCCGCGATCAGGTCATCCATGACTCTCCTCCTGCTCTCGCCTGCGTGCCTGCCTGGCCTCCCGGCCCGAGGGGCAGCCCTGCCATGGCGCTGCCTCAACCTCGCAGACGGTGCGCCCGGCATCCAGGAGGGACTGCACGGCCATCTCATTCGTTATCCCGTGACCTTTGACCTCACCGGGCAGCGGACTGACGACGAACCAGGACGGCTCCTCGGGATCACTCCCGTGACTGATCTGCACTTTCACTTGCTTCCTCTCTCGTGTGCGCGGCCACGAAGGTGGCGTAGCGCAGGACGAGCCCGCGGTCCCTCTCCCCCAGCCTCGCGAAGATCCGGAGGAGCTCTTCCCGGGCATGCTCGGCCACGGCGGCCTCCTCACCGAGCAGGTAGCCGGCGCTGACCTGGTAGATGCTCGCCAGCCGGCGCAGCTCCAGCCCGGTAACCTTGCGCTTGCCGTTCTCGATGGCGGAGACGACGGACCTGACGTACCCGAGCCGGGCCGCCACCTCGTCCTGGGACAGCCTCGCGGCGGCCCGGCTACCGCGCAGCCTGGCGGCCAGTGCCCGCTCGTCCTGCCGCTGGCCGGCCGCGGCGCGCAGCTCGGGCAGGCTCACTGGGGGACCTCCGTCCCCAGGCCCTCAGCGCTGAAGCGCAGTACCCGGCCGTCATTCACGACGACGACCATGGACCCGTCATCCAGCTGGCACATGATCCCGCTGGCCTCCTCCAGGTACATGCCCTTGGTCGTCCACGCGTCACCGGTTGTCTTGTGCAGGCCGAGGTACACCCTCACTGGGTGACCTCCCCGGGCGGGACGCACGCGAGCATGCCCTTGAGGGTCGCGAAGACCCGGGCCTCGGGGTACATGAGGCCGAGCAGCTCCATGATGACGCCCAGCCAGGCGTCTGCGCGCTGGCGGGATTCCGCTATCTCCCGCTCGCGGTCCCCGGCCCCCTCGGCGGACAGCTCCGGGACCGCGGGCTCATACGGCGAGAGCTGCTGCCACGAGCCGTAGTACGGTCCCGGGACCGGGTCCGGGGTGGCGGCGACGTCGATGGTGAACGCCGGCACCAGGGCGATGATCCGGCCCTTCTGCGCGCGGAATCCCTTGGAGCCGATCACCACCCGGCCGGTGCCCTCCATGATGCCGAACACCGGGAGCTTGTCGTGCCAGGTCTGGTCGGCCATCTTCCAGTAGCCCCAGAAGCCGCAGCCGCACGAGCCCTTGCGCACGGGGTCGTACTCGACCGGCGGCTCGTGATCCTGGAAGTTCTTGCACCGGGCCTCCACGATGCCAGGCGGCCAGGCGAACCCGGTGACGCCGGTCAGCAGCGGGGGCTCGCTGCCCGGATGCCACAGGGCCTCGGTGCAGGGCCGCTGGTCGGTGGCCATGATGGTGTGCAGCAGGGAGTCGAACGGCAGCTTCCACTGCCTCAGCCCGTGCACGCTGCCGATGGCGAGCTCGTAATCGTCGCTGCCCTTGGCCCTGGCCCCGTCGAACCCCGTGACGCCGCCGTTCCCCAGCCGGGAGCCCTGCGCGGGGAAGCCGAAGAGGCTCGCGAGCGACGCTGAGGACGCGGTCGTCCCGGAGAAGGTCCCGCTGGCCTTCCTGATCGTGATGCTCACGCACTCCGTGCACAGGCAGTGCCCCGGCCCCGGGGTCGTGCCGCATGAGCCTGTGCACGTGCAGGCCGGGTTCTTCCGGCCGGGACAGGCAGCCTGGGTCATGCCCGTCTTTCCCTTTCTCGGCGTGCGCGTCACCCAGTGCAGGGCCGTCCCCCAGACGAGGATGAAGACCGCGAACTGGATGATGCGCATGATGGTCGTCACTGTCACGCCGGAACTTCCTCCGGCACCCGCACTGGCTCAATGACAGGCTCTGGCGTGATCTCAGGTACCGGCTCGGTGGCCGGCATCGGCTCCAGGATGCGCCGCTTCAGTGGCTCGTCAGTCCCGATGTCTCCCATGCTCTCTTCCTCCTTTCCTGTCATCATGCCGCCCGGGGCGGCTGGCGGAGCAGCAGGACGACGTCAGCCATCATTGTGAAAGAGGTACAGCACTGACGTGCACCCCATGCAGATATGGCTGAACTCGCCCGGCTTCAGGCTCGCGGCAGGCTCGGACCCGATCGCGCCGTGGCGGCGGTGCCACCACAGCCACAGGCGCTCGCTCAGCCGCCGCCAGCGCTCAGCCATCGGCTGCCGGGTCCTCCTCGTCCGTCACTGACGTGCGCGAGTGCGGGTCCGGGACGATGCGACCGTGCTTGAGGATGTGCCTGGCCCAGCGGTCGTGCCGCACCAGCTGGCCGCAGTCGGAGCAGATATGGCTGCGCACCCCTGTCACCTGCCCTTCCGTGCCTCGGATGTACTAGTCTCTTAGAGTATCACATTCGCCGGGAAAGCCGCCTGGCCTGCTAGTAGCATAGACTCCTGGAGACTCTTACACAGTCCGGGAGATGCTGATGATCTGTCCCGCGTGCCGGGAGCGCAAGCACGGTGACTGCCCCGAGCTGGCTCGCCAGAAGGCCCTGAACGGCATTGCCGTCCTGGGGTCACAGTGGTGCGAGTGCCAGCACAAGGGCGCTGACCTCCAGTCGCCATCCATGCTCCAGCCGGTGTCCTCCAGCGATGATGAGGGCGGGGCGTGAGCGGCGAGCCCAGGCCGCGCCTGTCGGTGACGGTCACGCCCGGCAGCCGCCTGGAGGACCTGATGGCGCGCTACGACATGCTGAAGGCCGAGTACGAGGAGGCCAAGGCGAGGTGGGAGGAGCTGACGGGCGCGATCAAGGCCGAGGGGACCGCCGCGAGCCCTGGCGTCACGGCGATGACGCTGGCGGGCCCCCCGGGAATGCCGGCGCTCAGCCTCACGTACGTCGAGTCCTGGCGGCTGGACAGCAAGCGGCTCAAGGAAGAGGACCCGCGCAAGTACGTGCAGTACGCGAAGAAGAGCGCGCACTGGGAGCTGCGCGCACTATGAAGGACCTCACCGGTCAGGGACCCAGTCGTGGGTAACCGGGCGAAGGACGACCTGGAGCCGTGCGGGACCCCGGCCGCGTACAAGCGCCATCAGCGGCACGGTGAGGACGTGACCCTGTGCCCGCCCTGCCGCCAGGCCGAGAGCGTGCGCTGCAAGGGGAACGGCTCCGCGCAGCGACGGCAGGAGCGCATGGGCCCCGTCTGGCGGGAGCGCTACGCGGCCGGCCGCGCCGCCGGGCTGTCCAGCCGGGACGCGCACTCGTACTCGCGCAATAGCGCCTGGAGCGACCCTCAGGAGTGGAAGGACAGCCGCGATGACGCCCGGTGAGCTGGCTGCCGTGAAGGCAGTTGACGAGTGGATCGACGCCGGCGCCTCCGCGGAGTACCAGGCGCAGCCGCTGGCCCTGCAATGGCTGCGGGTCGGCAAGCTGGCGGAAGAGGAAGGCGAGTCCATCGCGGAGCTGATCTCCGCCACCGGGGGGAATCCCCGCAAGCCGCATGACCCCGCGGCGCTGGACCGGCTGCTGAAGGAGCTGGCCGACCGGGCGTGGACTGCCATCCTGGCCATTCAGCACTGCACGAAGGACACCGCGCGCACGGACGAGGTGCTGGGCGAGGTCCTGGCCAAGATCCGGTCCCGGGTGCCGTGACGTCGCCGCCGCCGATGCCCCCGAAGTCCAGCGACGCCTACCTGTGGTGGTCGCTGGGGTCCCTTGACGAGGCCCGGTCCCGGGATGAGTCCCTGTCCCCGCAGGCGAGGGAGCTTCGCGAGGTCCTGGAGGCACTGGCCCGCGGCCGGCACGGAAGGCAGCCCGTCCTGGCCCGGGACCTCGTTATCACGCTGGCCAACATGTACGCCCCCGATGCCCTGCGGCGCAGGCACCGGTCATGACCCTCCTGAAAGGAACGACCATGCAGGTGATGATGCCTGTCGGCTGGCGCAAGTCCAGTCACAGCAACCCGAACGGAGCGTGCGTGGAAGCCGCCAGCTGGCGTAAGTCCGCCAGGTCCAACAGCCAGGGAGCGTGCGTGGAGGCGGCAGCCTACCGCAAGAGCACGCACAGCAATTCGAGTGGCCGCGGAGAGGCCGGGGGCTGCCCTGGCATCGTCGGCGTCCGGGACAGCAAGCCTGGTGCGGCCAGCCTGGTGCTGGAATTCAGCCCCGGTGCCTGGGCCGCGTTCACGACCAGGCTGAAGGGATAATGCCATGCTGAGCGTTGCCTGCGATGAGTGCGGCCACCTGATTACCGGCGTAGTTCACGCGCGGGGCACCATGCGCGTCCGGGACGGCGAGCTGCGCCTTGCCTCGGCTACGATGCACTACCACTGGCCGTGCCTGCTGGCCTGGGGCACCCGGACAGCGGTCCAGGAGAAGATCACGGTTCCCATGTCCGCTGCCCGCTTACCTGGCAGGAGCTGCTCATGACGATCACCCCCGCCGAGTTCATGTCCGCCGCCCCCCGGGGGATGGAGGGAAACTCGGAATGGAGCAGCCGTTACGCCCGGGAGCTGCGGGGGGTCATCACCCGGCAGGCAACGCTGGCGCCCCGGTCCCAGCAGGTGCACCTCGGTCCCTCCGAGATCGGGGTCGAGTGCGATAAGCAGGTAGTCGGCAAGCTGGCGGGCATCACGCCGACCAACCACGTCAATGACCCGTGGCCATCGATCGTCGGCACGGCAGTGCACGCCTGGCTAGCTGCCGCCTTCCACGATGAGAACGTTCGTGAGCACGTCATCCGCTGGGCGGCGGAAGTCAAGGTCACTCCCCATCCGGACCACCCCGGGACTGCCGACTTGTACGACGCCTGGGAGCAGGCCGTCGTTGACCACAAGGTGCTCGGCGCAACGTCGCTGGCCAAGGTCAAGTCGCCGGCCGGGCCGTCGAGGAAGTACCGGGTCCAGCTGATCTTGTACGGTGCCGGGTTCCGTGCGCTCGGACTGCCCGTGCGGCGCGTGGTCCTGGCAGCGTATCCCCGGACGGCATCGACCCTGGACGGGATGTACGTCTGGGATCACGTGCTCACGCCCGAGGACGACGCGCTGGTAGTCAGCGTGCTGGAGCGCACGGCGACGCGAAAGCTAGTCGCGGCCGAGGTGATGGCCGGGCGGATGAGCCTGAATCAGGTTCCCATGACGCCTGACGACACAGAATGCTATTTCTGCTTCCTGTACCGGCCGCAGAGCTCCTACGATGGCGGCCCCGGCTGCCCGGGAACGATCACGAGAGGGCGAGGCTGACCGGGACCTGCGCGAAGATCCGCTACCGCACGCTGCTGGACGCCCGGATAGCCCTGGCCCTCATGCCGGACGTGCGCGGGAACGGTACCGGGAAGCCCGGCTTGCAGCAGCGCGCTTACCGCTGCCCCGCATGCCGCGGGTACCACCTGACCTCGCTGCCGAAGCGCGGGAAGCGCCGGTAACTTCCCGCTCCCATGCTCTCTCCCTGGTTACTGACCGTGAATGGCCTTGCGTGGCGCTGTCCGGCCCGCTGTGGCCATGAAGTCCTTGAGGTATGTAACCGTATCACCCGGTCTGAGTTCGGCCGCTCCGCGCTGCCCCGCGGATTTTCGCAGGTCAGGCATGCCCCGGAAAACTGGCGTGCTGGCCAGCTGAATTCCCCGGCACGCGGCGGGCAGCCTCACTGCTGAGCGCCTCATCATGGGAGCATGAACGACGAGACGCTCCGGCGGCTGCTCCACGAGATGGAGTACCGCCTTACCGGGAAAATAGGAGAGATCATGGCATCGCAGGATGACATCAACGCAGCGGTAGCGCAGATCCAGGCCACCATGGCCGACGTCAGCGCTCAGGTGACCCAGCTCGGCGCGGACGCGCAGGCGATCAAGGACGCCATCGCCGCTCTGCCCGCCGGCGTCGACACCACGGCGCTGAACGATGCCGTGACGCGGCTCGCGGGCACGCAGGCCGCCCTCGACACGGCAGTCAGCACCGTGACCGCGGCCGTGCCGCCCGCGCCTGCGGCCTGATCCGGCCATTCCGGGCCTTCGCGTGCACGTGCACGAGCTATCATGACAGCTCGGGGAACGTCAGCGAAGGAAGTATCTTCATGGATACATGGCGCAAGAGCACGTACAGCGCGACAGGCAACTGCGTAGAAGCAGGCACCTGGCGCAAGGCCAGCTACAGCGTGCACAACGGCGGCTGCGTCGGCGCCGGGACCGGGCCCGGCGTAGTCGGCGTCCGCGACACCCAGCTCGGCCAGGACAGCCCGGTCCTGGAGGTCAGCCCGGCCGCGTGGGCACGGTTCACCGGCAGCCTGAAGGGCTAGGCCCGCCCGGGACAAGGGGACAGCCCCGGCCATGAGACCGGGGCTGCCTGGTCGTAGCTCTTCATCAGTGCGGGGTCTTCTCGTCGCGGCGCTGCGTGCGCGCCGGGTTGTTACGGGTCCTGCGGTGCTGGGCGGCGTACTTCGCGCACTTGTCCTTGTTCCGCCCGATCTTGCGGCCCTTGCTGGTCTTGCTTGCTGCCATGGGGTGATCTCACCCCCTCTCATGCTCGCCTTACGGCCTGGGCATGAGATGCTGCTCGCTCCTCACGGGCGGGCTCCTTTCCGTTAGCGCCGGGGCAGCAGGACGCGCTGCGCCACGGCGTCAGGGTAGCTGCGCCGGATGCGCGGCTTACCGCGCTCGGCCTGGCTCCACGTTACCGAGACATTCCCGTCGCGCACGAGGCTGACGGTCCCGGTGGTCTCCTTGCTGAACAGCAGGCTCACCTGCTGCCCCGCCTTGAGCGTCATGATGTTCCTTCCCGGTCTTCGCGGGCGTCGGCGTGCCCGTGGTCGTAACCCCGGTAATAGGCATCTTCCAGGCTCGTGCGCAGCAGCAGCTTCTTCCACGGTGACCACGGCCGCAGTCCTTTCGCCACGTGGTCCAGCCATTCCCGGACAGCACTGCCCCGGTCTGCGTGGCCGCCTTCGTCCTTCACCGCGGTCTCCTACTTCGTGTTGCTGCCCGGCCGGTGCATGCGCATCTGGCCGCCGCCCTCCTGCTTACCGGGATTGGCCCTGGTGTCCGGGCCGTGCTCGTCAAACTTCGCCTGGCGCCGCTGGAGCCTCTTCAGCTGCTTGCGGCGCTTGATCCCGCCCAGTTTCGCTACCTCCTCCCGCGCTTTCCGCTACGGGGCCGTAGATGGCCCCGAGCCACCGGCTGACGGCGACCTGGTGACCCTCGCCCAGGGCATGGCGCCGGGCATCCTGGCACAGCGTGAGCCAGTCGCTCGACCAGCCCATGAGGTCCGGTGACGGCAGCTCACCGCACTCCCGGCAGGCCACCCGGACGCCAGTGGCTGTATGCCGCAGCGTGGCGCCATCCTGGTATGGCTCACCCCGCTCGCGAATCTCCGTGGCGAGGTCCCCGAACGGGGAGTCGTCCCGGTCATCACCGTTCGGTTGCGTTGGGTTTGCGGCGGCAGCCATGGCGCCGAGCGCGCCGAGGATGAGGCGGGCGGCCTGCTGGTCGCTGACGCGCGTCCAGCCGTGGCCGCGCAGGCGGTGCTCATGGTCGTAGCGCTGGGCGGCGTTGATGAGCCTGCCTAGTTCCTCCTCGGTCACCCGCCCTGCCTTACCTCGGTCATCTTGGCTTCGATTGCTGTCATGCACTCCTCGCCGAGCGTGTCCTCGGTGCTGCTGGCAACGGCCCAGATCCAGCGCTCCAGGACGTTACTGAACGTCTCGGGCGCTTTGAACCAGACGTTCTTCCCGTAGACCGCCTCCATGTACCGGCGTGCCTGCTCACGAGCCTTATCCACCTGGCTGCTCCTCTTGCTCACTGTCTTCCGCGTGCTCAGCATTCCCTCCTCTGGGTCTGTTGCAGTATATCACTTGTTTTCCTTCCCCCGTCCTGACGGCAGGAGTAGCGTACGTACTCCGGGCACGCCGGGAGGCGCCCCGTCCCTGACAATGACACTGGCACTGGCAAGGACAAGGCACCCATGACGTACCCGCAGCAGCCGTACTACCCTCCCCAGGCCCCGGCCCCGCAGCAGCCGTACTACCCTCCCCAGGCCCCGGCCCCGCAGCAGCCGTACTACCCTCCCCAGGGCCCGCCCTCGTACGCGCCCCCGCAGCAGCAGCAGCCGTACTACCAGCACCCTGCTGAGCCCCTTCCTCCTCCCGCTCCTGTGCCCACCGGAACGATCGATGAGTTCTACAACCAGCCCGTGGGGTCGGGCAAGTCGCTGACCTTTGACAAGAAGCCGGTCGGCTTCACGTACGCCGGCGTCGTCTCGCGCACCATCACCGGGGCTGACATCCAGGCGCAGACCGACATGCGCGACCGGCGCATCATCCTCAAGCACCCGGACGGGCGCGTCAAGTACGTGATGGTCGTCCCGCTCCAGATGCAGCCCTCCGCAGAATTCCCTGACGGCCGCGCCGCCTGGTACGTCAAGGGCGCGGACCGCAGCGAGCTGGAGGCCGCGATGGAGCGGGCCGGCTGCAAGCCCGGCACTCCCCCGGAGATGGGCGCGGTCGTCACCATCCGGTACATGGGCGAGCGCCCCATTCCCGGGCTGAACGCGCAGAAGATGAAGCAGGTCACCTACCAGCGGCCGAGCGGGAACGGCCAGGCTCCCCCCGCCGCTGAGGTGCCGGCTCCTGCCCAGGCAAACGGGGCTGATCCTTACGCCCAGCCGCAGTTCACCGTCACCGGGCCGAACGGGGAGCAAACGTACGTTCCTCCCCAGTATGTGCAGCAGCAGCCGCAACAGTACGCGCAGGCTGCACCTCCCCAGCAGTACGCGCAGCCGGCATCGCCGCAGCAGTACGCGCAGCCGGCACCGCCGCAGCAGTACGCGCAGCCGGCACCGCCGCAGCAGTACGCACAGCCGGCCACCCCGGCGCAGGCACCCCAGCAGTACGCACAGCCGGCCACCCCGGCGCAGGCACCCCAGCAGTACGCACAGCCGGCCACCCCGGCGCAGGCACCCCAGCAGGCTCCCGCCATGGGCCAGGTTCCCGACCTGGACTCCGACCAGCTGGCCCTGCTGGCCCGGCTGACCCAGCAGGGCTGAGCCGTGTGTGATTTCTGCGCAGTCGGCAGCCATAGCCGCTGCACGAATTCCTACACCGATGGGGACGGCGTAGCGCGCTGCTGCTGCGGAAACGAGAAGTAGGGCGCTCCGCGTCAACTACCGCCCCCGGTTCCTGCTGCGATCAGGAACCGGGGGCTTTCCCGTTTGCCGGGCCTGAGACCCTGAGATACTCAGGGCAGCGAAGGGAGGCCGTCATGGGCCTGGAGCAGCGCGTGCGCGCGTACCGCAGGAGCGCGCGGGACAGCTTTTACCGCTGGCAGGCGGAATACGGGAACGCGCCCGGCGTCACCAGCTGGCGGATGCTGATCGCCAGGAAGTTCGGCATCTCCATCGCGCAGGTGCACCGGATACTGGGCGAGGAGGAGAAGCGGTGACCAGCGGCATCCGGGCCGGGGACTTCGCGGTGACGGGGCAGCAGCCCGCGCCAGTCCCGGGCTACGACCCGGTAGAGATCCGGTGCACGCACTGCGGGACGTCCGCCATGCCCGCCGCGCGCGGGATCGCCGGGGACTGCCTCCTGCTCAGCGACCTGCTGGACTGGGCAGGCGCGCACCAGTGCCCTCCGCCGAGCGTGACGTGACCGCCGGCGTCTTCGGCGAGATCTCCGGCGACGGCGCCCACGTCGTCGTGATCGCCAGCGGGGACGACCACGAGGTGAAGCAGGCCGCCACGGCGATGCGCAAGATGACGCCGCTGTTCGAGGGCAGCAAGCCGCCGGGGGCGCTGATCGGGCCGCTGACCTGGGCCACGGTCTGCCAGCTGGGGCATACCTTCTCCGGCAACACCCTCGGCCGGTGGGTACCGGGCCCGCGGCTGACGGAGTGGATCACCGCGGAGCTGCTGCGGCGGGCCGGCGCGGGCCAGGAGGAGCGGGAGCCGCTGAAGCTGCCGGAGGGCCTGGAGCCGAGGCCGTACCAGGACGAGGCCGCGCGGATGATCGGGACGGGAGGAAAATTCCTCTTGTTTGACGACCCCGGCACCGGCAAGACGGTCTCCGCCCTGCTCGGGCTGCTGGAGCGCCAGGCGCGCGGGCACGAGATCTTCCCGATGGTGGTGGTCGTGCCGTCCTGGGACGTCGGCGACGTGTGGGCGCGGCACGCCCAGGCGTGGGCGCCGGCCTGGCCGCAGCCGGTCATGTACGGCGGGAAGGACCGGCGGCTGGGCTGGGGCGGGCTGGCGATCACTACCTACGCCACCGCCCGGCTGGACGCCGCCGACGTCAAGGGGCCGCTGGCCCGGCTGAAGGCGAAGTCGGTCATCGCGGACGAGGTGCACTACGCCAAGAACCAGTCCAGTCTCCAGTCCCAGGCGCTGCGGCGCATCTCCCAGCACGCGGGGACCTTCCTCGGGCTGTCCGGGACGCCGATCACCCGGGACACCGGGGACATCCACCCCACGCTGTCGGCAATGGACCCGCTGAGCTGGCCGGACCGCAAGCGCATGGTCAAGCGGTACTGCATGACGACGGACGGCGAGTACGAGGACAAGATCGAGGGCCTGAACCCCATGATGGAGCCGGAGTTCCGCGCCGTGCTGATGGGCCAGTACCGCCGGGTCGCCAAGGCGGACGTGCTGGACCAGCTGCCGCCGAAGGTCTACAGCGTGCGCCGGGTGGAAATGCCGCCGGAGTGGCGCAAGGCGTACGACGGCATGGCCGCGCAGATGCTCGCCGACCTGCCGGACGGCGAGGAGCTGGAGGTGATGAGCGTCCTGGCCCAGCTCACCCGGCTGAGCCAGCTGGCCAGCTCCGCCTGCGACGTCAAGGTCACCGTGGACTACGACCCGGAGACAGGCGAGGAGAAGAAGCACTACGAGGTCACGCTGAAGGCGCCGTCCTGGAAGGTGGACGCGCTGCTAGAGGTGCTGTCCGAGCGCAAGGGCCGGCAGGTCGTGGTGTTCAGCGTCTCCCGCCAGCTGGCCGACATCGCGGGCGCGGCCTGCCAGGAGGCCGGGTACCGGTGCGGCTACATCACCGGCAGCCAGTCCAAGAGCGCTCGCAAGGATGACATTGACGCCTTCCAGGCCGGGAAGCTGGACGTCATGATCGCCACCGCCGGCGCAGGGAGCCTGGGCATCACGCTGACCGCGGCGGGCACGGCGGTATTCCTCCAGCGCTCCTGGCAGCTGGACCAGGCCATCCAGGCCGAGGACCGGCTGCACCGCATCGGGCAGGAGAACGACTGCGTGGAGATCATCGACATCATCGCGCTCGCCACGGTGGACGACCGGGTGCGCGAGCTGCTGCGGATCAAGGGCGGCCAGCTCAGCCAGCTCATCCGGGACCCCCGCATCGCGAGGGAACTGCTCGGCGGCTTGCGGTGAGCCAGGAGGACAGGGAGCGGCTGATGTCCCGCAGCTTCTTCCGCGCGGACCACTTCGGGCGCTGCTGGCGGGAGACTGACTGGTCGCGCCCCCATGACTACGCCGCGCAGCTCACGTCCCGGGGATTCAAGGTCTACCTGTACCGCCTCGCGCCGGACGATCCGGGGTACGCGGCCTGGAAGGCATCACGGCTGAGCACCGCGAGAATCTCGTGGCACGACGATGACCGGGACATGAGGGCCTGGACGGAGGGGCACGGCCGCAGTGATGATGACGCCATCGCCATGGCCTGCGGGCGCCTGACCCTGCACCGCGAGCGAAAGGCAGCCTCATGACCGCCCGGCGCTGGCCCGGCTGGCGAACGACCTGCACGGCGCCGGCCACGAGGTCTACGTGGTAACCCCCACCACGTCGCCAGCACCGGGCGCAGCTGCTTCCAGGTCTCGTCACTGGTGAACAGCCCCAGGAACTCGCACACGTCCCGGACCTCCTGCGGCACGCACGGCACGACGCGGGCCGCCGCTGCCTGGTAACCGGGGTACTGGGGGAGAAGATCCCTGGTGAACAGCTCCATCGCGTCAATGGCGTCCTGCCGCTTGTCCTTGTCACCGGGACGGCTTTCCAGGGACCGGGTGACCTGCCGCCACGTCAGCGCCTCGCGGGGCAGCCGCTCGCCAGTCTCGGCATCCATGAGCTGGCCGTCGAACGGGAAGATCCCGGTGCGCAGCAGCTCGTGCCGGGATTCCCCCATGTCGTCACGCAGCTGGTCGGCGCTGTAGTCGATGCTGTCGTCAGTCCTGGACCAGTCCGGGTGGCAGAGCGGGCGCACCACGATGACGCTGGCCCGGCCGTGGTCAGAGGTCTCGTAGTCGTAGGAAGCGCACTCGGCAACGTCGTGCTCCAGCCAGTTCGCCTCGTGCCGGATGGTCAGCCAGTCCATGGACGGGAACGGCTTGCCCTCACCGGGCCCGTACCGCTCGTCCAGCCACCGCAGGTACGCGTGGCCGCTGTGGCAGCGGCCCTCGGCGAACTTCCAGTTAACCCGCTCGTCTTCTGGCGTGACCCCGGTCAGGGCGTACCCAAGGTGCTTCTGGATGCGGATTCCCATCAGTGGCCCTTCCGGGAGGCAACGGCAAGAACAGCTACCTTTATCATACTGTAAAAGACGAGGAGTTCCTGTGACTGCATACGGCTTTGACCTGGACGGGACGCTCGATCGCCCGGCGCTGGCCCGGCTGGCGAATGACCTGCACGACGTCGGCCATGAGGTCTACGTGGTAACCGGCGGCCTGGGCGATACAGGCGAGTGGACGCTGCCGGCCCGTGAGCGCACGCTGGCCGCGCTCGGCGTGCGCTACACGGCGATCATGCGCTGCATTGACCCGGACATCCGGCAGCTGGGCCTCCTGAAAGGCGAGCAGTGCGCCCGGCTGGGCATCGCCGTCATGGTCGATGACGACCGGCTCTACCTGGACGGCGTCGCCGCCGCGGCCAGTGACGTCGTGCGGCTGCTGGTGCTGTGATGAGCGGCGTGAGCGGCGCGGACCTGTACCGGGAACTGGTCGGGCAGGCGTACGAGCGCCGCAGCGACTGGCGCAATGACCACCGGAGCCTGTACTGGGTGATGAGCCATGAGTGTCGCAATGTCATCATGCAACTGTGCTCACCGCAGGGATGGCCGGCCCTGGAGCTGTCGCGCACCGAGGGCCTGCGGGACATGCTGTTCGGCTACCCGGTCATCGCCGGGCCTGCCTACGGCCCGCCGCTGCTGACTGACGACCCGCTGGCAGCGGCGCAACGCGTGCAGCTGATCGCGCGGAACCTGACGCTAGCGGAACTGGCTAGTGAGCCGGGCTAGCCCACGGTACGATGACTTATACTCTGCAAGACCGAGAAAGGGAGGTCACGTGGATAGCAGGGTGACGATCTACGTGCCGCCGGAGCTAAGGGAGAAGCTCAGCTGGCTGCCCCCGCGCACCATCAGCCGGATCTGCCAGCAGGCACTGAGCGCCGAGGTGACCCGGCGGCTGACGCTGCGGGACGAGGCCGTCGAGGATGCTTTCGCCGAGGACTGAGAAAGGGACCTCATGCCTGACGTCGTGACCGTGCGCAAGGACGAGCTGCTGGAGGTGCTGCGCAAGAACCGGGCCGCGCACCGGGAGGCGTTCCTGAAGGCGCAGGCAGGCTACCGGGCCCGCGCCATCGCAGAGCTGGACCGGTCCCTGGCGGACGCGCGGGCCGGCCGGGACATCCGGCTGATCGTCAGCCTGCCGGTGCCCGAGGACCACACGGAGGACTACGACCGGGAGATCCGGATGCTGGAGATGCACACCGGGAACACCGTCGAGCTGGAGTCCCGGCTGTTCGACCAGGTCGTGATGGACCGCTGGCGCTGGTCGTCCGCCTTTGAGACCACCAACTCCGCGTACCTGGGCAAGCCGCGGTGAGCAGGCGGGCAGAGGTGAGGTGGCGGGCGCGGGACGTGAGCCGGACCATCGCGTTCACCATCCGGCGCCGGCCAGCGCGGTACCTCGGCTGGATGGCCCTCCTCCTGACCGGGGAGGAGACATCGATAGCGGTGGCCTTCTTCAATCCCGTCGCGGCATGGGCAGCCGTGGCCTGCGCCGTCGCCGCCGCGATCCTGTTCTCGGCTGACAGTGCGCGGCTGCGGAAGAGAGCCCGGCAGCGGCCACTGGACGAGCTAGACGAGCTGGGCAAGGAGTGGCCGCAGTGACCACGATCTCCTTCACCGCCTCCCGCTTTAACTTCGCCCCGCCGCCGTCCGTCGTGGCCAGCGTGCTGTCCGCCCGGGTGCCGCTCGCGGACCGCTACGTCACCGGGGCCTGCCAGGGCGGGGACGCCTGGATCGGCGCCTGGCTGTACGTGACCAGGCCGGCCGCTGAGCACGTCGTGGTGGTCCCGTGTAACCGCCGTCAGGTCGACCCCTGGTGGACGCGCACCGGGAGCCTGCCGCTGGTGACCGTCATCGACATGCCCCCGGGCACCAACTACGCCGACCGGAACCGGGAGCTAGTGGCCAGGGCTGACCAGGTCTTCGGCTTCCCGGCATTCCCGGAGGAGGACCCGCGGTCGCAGCGCAGCGGCACCTGGCAGACGATCCGGATGGCCCGCGACGCCGGGAAGCTGAGGCTGTGGCAGTGCGTCACGCCGCCGTACCGGGGGCAGGTTGAGGCCCTGACGGGGGAGCCGGACCTCGCGGCGCCGGCCACCGTCTCCTATCGCGAGGAGCTCGCGCGGTTCATGACCGCGGAGGGCGAGGAGAAGATCCGGATGCTCTTCGCGGAGCCGGATGAGCACCAGCCGTGGTGCGGAGACGCGTCGCTGAGCCGGCCGGACGATGAGTGCACTTGCGACGTCACCCCGGAGATGCAGTACGCGCAGCGCGGCCAGTCCGAGGCGGAGCAGGCCCGGCGCGGGGATGACGGACTCACGGACGAGGAGCGCGCTGAGTACGCCCGGCGCTTCTGGGCGGTGGCCAATGCCCCAGTCTCGCCCGAGATGCGGGCAGCCACGCGCCGTCGCCTTGACTCCGCGGCCATCGGCGAGTCCCGGCACCAGGCCCGGCGCGGGGATGACGTCGAGGCATGGCTGAGGGGCTGGCGGGACCTGCTCGGCGGCGACCCCTGGCACGCCGTGAACGGGCTGCTGGATGATTACCGCAAGCGGGCCGATCTCGGGATTGCCCTCGATGACGATAGCGAAGCAGGGCACGCCGCTGGGCACGGAGCCGGCGAGGATGAATGACCCGTCGCAGGTGAGCTACCAGGACCTGTGGGCGTACCTGGTCGATGAGTACTACCGGTTCCGGCTCCTGGACGCCCCTCGCCGCGGGCCCTGGGCCTGTCACCTGTGGTGGGTAATGCACCCGCGCTGGCTGCACCCGTGCCTGAACGCAGAAGTAATGAACATGAGCTACCGCATGTACCAGGAACAGCGCAAGAGCCCGGAATGGCTGCTGACCGGCATCCCGGTCCTGGAAGGCATGAAGTTCGGGGAGCCGAAGCTGACGCGGGACCCGGCCAGCCTCAGCAAGGGGCCGTACCTGCACGCCCGGCCGCTGACGCTGCGGGAGCTGATGAGCCGGTGACCACGGTAGCGATTGACTTTGACGGAGTTATTCACCGGTACTCACGCGGCTGGCAGGACGGGTCCATCTACGACTTGCCGTTCGACGGGGCGCTGGACGGGCTACGGCAGCTGATGAGCAGGCACGCGGTCTTCATCTTCACGTCCCGGAACACCGCGCAGGTCGCAGGCTGGCTTCATGACCACGGGTTCAAGGTCAGCACCGATGACTCGGCCTTCCGGCATGACCGCGACTGGGACGGCGTGTTCTGGGAAACCCGGGGCGTGCTGCTCGTCACTAACCGGAAGCTGGGCGCCTCCGCTTACCTCGATGACAGGGCCGTCAGGTTCACTAGCTGGAAGCAGGCGCTCGCCGACCTGGGGACGGGAACTGGTCCGGAACCGGACGCCGCCGAGGCGCTGGCGCGGGAGATCCTTGAGGCGGCATGCCAGCGGGACGGCCTCTCGCTGGAGTCGGACGCGGACCCGGGGAAGCCTGCCCGCAACTACGAGCTGGCGCTGCGCCTGGGCATCGGGCACGTGTTCGGGCTAGGCCCTGCGCGCGGCGATGAGGTGGAACGATGACCGCCTGGCTAAGCCCCGGAGGGGAAGACCGCAACGGGCAGGATCACCCGTGGCACGGCGCGCTGGACGTTGACGAGAGCGCGGTCGACATGCTGGTGATCGTCTTCGCCGAGTGCCGGGAGCTGGGCATCGCGATCTCCGGCTTCATGCCGCTGGACACGCCGGCCCACCAGCGCGCGGCCGTCATGCACCTGTCCCGGCTGGTCCTGCGGGAGAAGAGGGAGCGCGGGCTATGAGCGAGACGGCCCCGAAGGTCAGCTTCACCGTCACCACGTACTGGAAGCGCCCCCGCGGCCAGCCGGGGCTAACGCGGATGGGCAGCCGGCGGCTGACGCTCAGCGAGGCCCTGGACTGGGTGCTCGCCGAGCTGCCGGCCGACGCGGTCACCCTGGCGCACGACCTGGATGACGGCCGGAACGTGGTGACCGTCACCATCGACTGGGGCAAGGTACCGATGGAGGCCAGGGACGGTGCCCGGTGAGCAAGCCCGGTGCCCGGTACGAGATCACCGCGATCCGGCGCGTCCGCTGCCCGCTGTGCGGGTCGGCGGCCGGGCAGTGGTGCACGAGCCGCAGCGCCAGCGACCCGGTTCCGATCGCGCACCCGCACCCGGAACGGATCGCAGCGGTGCTCGCGGCCAGGAAGGCGAGGAGGCAGGAGCCATCATGACCGAGTGCGGGGTACCAGGCTGCGCAAGCCACCCGGAGCCGCTGCTGACCGCGGCCGAGCGTAACCTCATCCGGGCGCTCGGCCTGGCCTACCGGCAATTCGAGGAGCTGGCCGGCCATTCCCCGCTGACGCGCGACGATGACCTGGCCGAAGTCCGGCTGCACGTTCACGCACTTCAGCGGATGATCATGGCGCAGGCCGCGGCGCGGGCGTTCCCGGGTGAGCTGCGGGCACTGGGGCTAACCGTCACTGACGGCGCGCTGGCCAACCGGGAAGGCAGTGACCCGGGACATGAAGACCGGGCAGTACGCGGCCGGGAAGTCCAGGAGGATGGCAGGCAATGAGCAGCCTGGCTGACCTGAGCACGATCATGGCCAGCTGCTTCACGGAGTGGCTGGAATACGAGCACGCCTGGCATGCCCTGAACGACGATGAGATGGCGATCATGACCAGGGCTTTCGGCGCGGGCTTCCTCTACGGCGGGCTGCTGCTGACGCGCGAAGAGACCGGGGAGCTGCCGTGAACACGCCGCTGGCCTGGGACGCCGCGCTCGGCCGGCCGCTGCTGCTCGATGCCTACTGCGGGGCTGGCGGCATAGCCTGGGGGTACTGGCTGGCCGGCTTCGCCGTCATCGGCATCGATCACCAGCCGCAGCCGCACTACCCGTTCCCGTTCTTCCAGGGCGACGCCGTCAAGGCGCTGGGCGACCTGATCGCCGGGAAGCCACTGTCCTTCACCTACCAGCCCACGGGCAGCGTCGTGCCGTACCGGCTGAAGGACGTCGCCGCGATCCACGCCAGCTGCCCTTGCCAGTTCGCCACCGTATACGGGAACAACAAGGCGCACGTGAAGCAGGATCACCCGAACCTGATTCCGCCAACCCGCGAGCTGCTGGCGGCCACCGGGCTGCCGTACGTGATCGAGAACGTCTACGGCGCGCGGGCGCACCTGAAGGACCCGGTCATGCTGTGCGGCACGTCGTTCGGCATCGAGGTACGGCGGCACCGGCTGTTCGAGTCGACGGTGACGATCCCCTCGGTTCCCTGTGACCACGGCCGGTTCACGGCACGCAAGTACCCGGGCAGCTCCAACCGGCCGAACGGGCGCACCGTGTGCAACATCGGCGAGTACCGCGTCCCGCTGGCGGTCCAGCAGGCCGCGATCGGGATCAGCTGGATGAACCTGGCGGAGATCGCGCAGGCGATTCCCCCGTGCTACACCGAGTTCATCGGCATGTTCCTGATGAACGACCTGATCCTGAAAGGGCGTGAGCCATGATCGTCCGCTTCACCGGGCTCTGCGCGCCGTGCGCCGTGGGGGAAAGGTAAGGCATTGACCGAGCGGGATGCCATGGAAAGGGCCATGATCGCCGTGCGCACGATCCTCGCGCAGTCCAAGGACCCGCGCACCACGCTAGGCCGGATGGGACCTTCCTCCGTGGCCTTCCATGCGGCCTGGGCCGCAGTTGACACGTACCGCAAGGCCCTGGAGGAAACATGAGTCACTACCTGTCCACCGCGTGCTATCACGAGCACCTGGCCAGCGACCCGGCACTGCACGACGCCTGCCGCCTGGCCTGCAAGTTCTGCGATGCGCCGTGCAGCTGCCCGCAGCACCCGCAGGAGAGCGGCAGCCCGCGCGCCGTCAGCGGGATCGACCAGGCCCGGGACATCGCCCGCGAGCTGCTGAGCTTGCTGGAGGAAGCCGGCGGGGTGCCGTACAAGCTCCACGAGCGGCTGAGCGATGACCCGCGGCTGTTCTGGCTGAGCGGGGGAGAGGCGCCGCCCGGGACGTGGAAGCAGGGGGAGGAGCAGCGGTAATGGCTGACTGCACGGCCTGGAAGGAAACCACCACCCGGCAGGTCTTCGAGCTGAGCATGCCGTCGAACGCCATCGAGCTGTCGAAGATGATCAGCTGGGCGTGCTCAGCGTATCGATCGGCGCACGGCAAGGAGCCGGCTGACGACGCGATCACCGTCACGGTCACCGATGACGCGATCATGCTGGGCTACGTGCTGGAGAAGGGCCGGCTGCAATGAGGGCGCTGCGGTGGCTGGCCTGGCTGGCGGACGAGATCCTGGACCGCGTGCCCGCCGTCGAGGACGGCCGCGTTTACTGGTACGGCGGCTGGGGCTGCCGCCTGCGGATGTCCCGGTTCTGGGACGAGGGGGATAAGCCGTGAGCGCGGGCTTCTGCCAGCACACCGGGGACTGCTGGGATGACCCGGACTGCGCGCTGCACGGCTCGGGCCTGTGCCCGGCACTGGTCGCCATCCCCGCGCAGGCCCGTGAGCGCATCCTGCGCCAGCACCGGGAGCTAGGGCAGCTCACGGCGCGGGACGAGGCGCTGGAGGGCGACGAATTGCGCAAGGTGCGGATGCGCCCCGTGAACGAAGCCGAGGACGACTGGTGAGCGCCGCCACGCCGCGCTCATTCTGGCTCGCCGTGCTCACCCGGGTGCTGGACCGCGCAGCTGACAGCGCGGAAGAGCGCGCACGCAGGTTATACTGCGAGAGACTTAGAAGGAGGACGGTGATGATGACTGCGCACCGCGGATGCCGTAGTTGCGGGAACGTCCGAACATGCACGTGCTCCGCCACGTGCGACTGCCGTTGCATCGATTGCCACTGCCATGCCTGATATCCCCATCCGGGCACGGTGCAGTGGCATGTGCGCCCTGCACTGCGCCGGCCACGAGTACCAGGCAGAGCTCAGCTCGAAGGACGCGGACCGGCTGCTGGAGTGGCTGCGCAACGGCGACGCGGGGACGTTCACCCCGCACTCGCCCAGCCGGCTGTTCATTGACGCCACCGGCAACGGCGGCCTCGTCATCAGGATGGCGCCGTGACCGGCGCAGTGAGCGGGCCGGCTCCCCGCAGGCCGGTGGTCCCCGGCTCCGGGCAGGCCGGCGAGCCGCGTGACCTCGCGCGCTGCCAGGCCCCGGACGGCACCGGGCACGCTTGCCGGGCACGGGCGTCCTGGCGGGTCAGCATCGGCAGCCGCCGCAGCGACGCGCAGCTGGCCTGCGGCCGGCACCTGAACATGGCCGCCCTGGCGATGCTCGGCGCGGAGGGGCGCGCCAGCGCCGTGCTCGCCGTCACGCCCGTGGCCGGCCTGCGCGCCCTGGCGGGGCTGAGTGAGTACCTGAGCCCGGCGGAGATCCGGCAGGGGGCGCGGCCATGACCAGCGGGGGGAAGCTGCCCGAGGCCCGGCTGCTGCTGCGCATCAGGTACCGGGGGCCGTGGGAGCGGCTGGAGGGCTTCTTCTACGGCGTCCGCGCGGACAATACCCTGCGCTTCAAGATCAGCGAGACCCCCCGCGGCTGGCGACGGGCGGCTGCCGCGCTCGGTGACTACTGCGACCGCCGGGACAGCGCCTGGCATGACCGCCATGCACGGGGCGGTACCCGCCCGCATCGCGCCTGGAAGAGGAGAGGGCCGTGATCACGGGCGAGGAGCGGGCCGTCGCCCGCAGGCTGTGGCCGGATGACGAGGAGACGGACTTCACCGTGGCCGTCGTCCCGGGCGACCCGGCCTGGATACGGCTGTCGTGCTCCGTGCACGGCCCCGTCATCGCTGCCGTCACCTGGGACCTGGGCGAGCTGCTCGTCGCCGCCGAGCGGCACTACGTCACCCGGCACCTGCGCCCGAACCGGGCTGCCCGCCCTGGCGAGTGCTCCTTCTGCTCGGGCGGGATGGCGGACTACTGCACCTGCCCGCCGGAGGAGGCACCGTGATCAGCTTCAGTGACACTGGCCGCGCCATGACCCTCATCGCCAGCATCAGCGCAGCCAAGGAGACGCACCCGGGCTTCTGGCCGATGCTGGTCACGCGGATCGTCACTGACCTGGACATCGCCGGCGATGAAGCGGCCGTGGCGATGATCGTGAGGCTGCTCGCCCTGCTGCGGGGCCAGCTGGAGGACAGGGTCACGGTGCCCGCCAGCGCCCAGGACGTCAAGGTCCGCGTGAACCGCCTGCGCAGGATGGCCAGGCGGCAGGGCCTGCGGCTCGTCAAGTCGCGGCTCCGGGACCCGCTCGCGCCCGGCTTCGGCCGTTACCAGGTGGTGACGGCACAGGGGGAGGAGCCAGAGCGCTTCACCTCGCCCGGGGGATGGGGCCTGACGCTCAGTGAGGCTGAGCGGCGCCTCACGGAGACCGCCGCGGCAGCGCGCACGACCTTCCGCTGGCAAGGCGAGTGCCCGAACTGCGGGGACCCCGCCGCTGAGGACCTGTGCGCCCGGTGCCAGGCCCTCATGCAGTCCCCGGCCATGCGGCAGCTGCTGGCGACCCTGGCGAGCAGGGAGCAGCCGTGATCACCGACAAGCGCTGCTGGTGGTGCGGGAAGCTCTTCAAGGGCATCGACACCGACGTCCCCGTGGGCGCAGGCTACCTATGGGACACCGACGTGAGCATCCTGTGCGACGGCGACGGCTCGCAGGACTGCGAGCGCAGGGTAAAGCGACCCTGAGAAAAGAAAAAGAAAAAGGAGAAGCACATGATGGGACAGAGCTCCTCCCACGGGGCCTCGTACTCCAACGGCCCGCTGGCAGCCGGCCAGGCCAAGCGGGATGCCGGATGGGATATCCGCCCCGTCCGGCACTGGGACTTCACCGAGCCCCAGACGCTGGCCTGACCGTTAGGAAGGGTCCCAGTGCCGGACGGGATATCAGCCCGCCCGGCACGGGGACTTCACCGAGCCCAGACGCTGGCCCGACCGTCAGAAAGGCACGCATGTACCACGGAACATCCCTTACCAGCCCGGAGCGCACGATCACCGCAGAGGTGATCTGCGCCGGGCGCCGGCTGCCCTTCTACCAGCGCCCGGCAGACGGCTACCCCTACATTCCCGGAACCGCCGGGGCCAGCTACCTGATCGCGGTGCGGAACCTGGGCACCCGGCGCATCGAGGTGCTCGCCGCCGTGGACGGCATGAGCCTGATCACCGAGGAGGAGGCGTCCCTGGAGCGCAGCCAGGGCCTGGTCATCCCCGCGCACGGGGAGTACCGGTTCGCCGGCTTCCGCACCGGGGACGACTCCTCCCGGGAGCTGGTCTTCGGGGACCCGGCCGGGTCGGTCGCGGAGCAGGCCACCGGGTCCGCGGCAGGCTGCGGCGTGATCGGCATCGCCGCCTGGGTAGAACAGCACGCGCCCGCCTGGACCGCCGCCGCGGGAGGAGCAGCGCCCCCGGTCAGCGGCTTCGAGACCCGCGGCGGCACCCGGGGCATGACCCCGAACGCCTCCCGGGGGCTGGGCACGCACGCCGGAGCCGAGCGCCACGACCCGGTGGGCCGCACCTCGTTCACCCGCGCGCACGGGAGGCCGGACGTGCTGGTCATCGGCTACAAGGAGCTGGCGGAGCTGGAGGCGATGGGGATCACCGGCCCGGCCGACCCGGAGCCGTTCCCCGGTGACGTGAAGGCGGCCGGGTACCGCCGGTACGCGCCGTGACAAGGCAGTTCACCATCGTGCTGACCAGCGCTGACGGGCAGGTTAACTCGCGGTTCGAGTGCGAGGCGCAGACCCCGCAGGCTGCGCTGACGGCTTTCGCCGGCGCGGGACCGAGGACGTGGCTGTACGGCCTGACCGCTGACGAATGGCTGCACCTGGCCAGCGAGGGCGAGGACAGCGAGGTGCAGCCCTGCTGCGGTAACGTCGGCGAACTGCGCGACCTGCTGCGCGCCCTGGCCACGTTCCAGTCCCGGGATGACACGGGGTGGCAGCTCAGTATCGGCCGCCACATCCTGGAGAACCTGGACGGCGACGGGGACGGGCACGGCCTGGGCGACGCCGCCGCGTTCCCGCTGCTGCACCGGGTGCTGGACGGCATCCGGGCGCAGCAGGCCGGCCAGGGCCCGGGCGAGGAGTCGTCCCACCGGGGGGCAGGTGACCGGCCCTGATCATCTTCGGCAAGTGCACCGCGTGCGAGGGCACCGGGGACCACAACGCCTGCGGCGGGGACGGTTGCCGGAACTGCGACTGGACGGGCACGTGCAGCGCCTGCGGCGGCCGGGGAACGAAATGACGGGGGTGGCCGCCCTGTGACTGAGGAAGCGCCGCGGGCCGGGCCTGCCCTGACCGCGGCACAGCAGGACCTGCTGCGCCGGCTAACCCAGGGCCCGCAGCCGGCGGTAACCTGCGTGCTCGGCGTCGACCCCGGCCCTGTCACGGGCATCGCGTGGCTGTGCTCCGGGCCGGGGCAGCGTCCCCTGGTCTTCCAGTGCAATGCCGCGGGCGCGTACCCGCTGGCGAGCTGGCTGCTGGAGGCCAGCGAGGGGCCGGCCCGGATCATCTGCGCCGGCGAGCGGTTCATCACCGGGCGCGGCGCCGGGGCCAGGGGCGCGAACGCTACCGCCACCCGGCAGGTGATCAGCGACCTGGACCGGCTCGCCAGGTGGCACTGGCGCAGCGCAGCAGAAGTGAAACCCTGGGCAACCGACGCCCGGCTGAAGGCGGCAGGGCTGCTGGAGCAGTGCCACGGCATGCCGCACGCTGCCGACGCGTGCAGGCATGCTTTGTTTGCCATGATCCACGACTGTGGCATGCCCGATCCGCTCTCGCGCAAGGCGGGCACGCTCTATGCCCGGTCACTGTCGCTGGAAGAACTGGAGGGCTTCTCATGATGCCGGCTGACGGGGAGAGCAGCTTCCGGATGGTGCTGACCTCGAATTCCTGCCCGCGCTGCGGCGCCATCACCTACCTCCGGCTGTCCGCCTCCGCAGAGGGAAGCGTCGCCGTGGCCGGCGAGCAGCCACCGCCCGTCGACAACCGGGCGCAGCACGCGGACTGGCACGAGCGGACGGGCACGTGAGCGCCTGGCGGCTAGTGGCGGGCCTGGCCGGCGTGGCGGCGGCACTCGCGGCCGTGATCCTGGCAGCCCAGGCGGTCGCCAGGGGATCAGTGCTGGAGATCGCGTTCCTGCCCGCGCTCATCGGGCTGCCCGCCAGCGTCGCGGTGATCATCCTTGAGCCGTCCTCCCCGGGCGAGGATGATGATGACGACGAGGATGACGAGCCGGGCTGGCGCGAGCGGACGGGCACGTGAGCAGGCACCGGGGCCGGATAGGGTTCCGGGGCGGCTGGGCGCTGACGTACGAGGAAGACCGCTGGTGGCCGTCCTGGGAGAGTGCTTCCCGGCTGCACTGCGTCACCTGGACGCTGGACGACGTGGTCATGACGCAGGCGCAGTACGAGCGGGCCGCCGCCGTCCGGGACGACGCTCCGTACTGGCTGACCGCCATGGCAGCCGGGCTTGCGATGACGGCCGGGCTCGCGATGGTCAGCGGGATCTTGCTCAGCGAGGCTGAGGCGATGGCCATCCGGCGCGGCGCTCACCCGCTGACGGTGCTGCTGCCCCGGACCTGGGCCCGGCCGCTGACCCTGGCGGAGATGATGGGTGCATGAGCGTGCTGGCGCAGCGAGACGGCTGGACGCTGGAGACAGGCCCGCCTTCCCCTCCTGACTTCCCCTGTGCTGCGTTCATCCTGCGCGAGCTGGCCGTGACGCAGGAGCAGTGCGCCGCCATCTTGTACCGCTGCGGCCGGACCGGGTCCTGGTTCCGGGTCCCCGTCCCCGGCGGATGGGTCATGACGCTGGAGCTGGACCGGGCGGAGGCGCACGCGATCGGGCTGCTGGGACGCGACCCGCTGACGGTGCTGGCTCCCCCGCTGCACGCCCGGTCACTGACCCTGAGGGAGATGATGAGCGCATGAGCGTGCTGGCGCAGCGAGACGGCTGGACGCTGAGCGCGTGGCGCTGGCCCCGGAGCGGCAGCCTGCTCCGGCACGTGTACCAGCTCCGGCACGTGTACCAGCTGGACGGGCTGACGGTAACGGACGCGCAGCTCCAGGCCATGACCGCCCGGTCATCGCACATGTGGTGGGTAAGCCCTGAGTGCCTGATCATGCACGGCGTCAGCCTCACCTGGGAGCAAGCCCGCGCAATCCAGGACGGGGCAAATCCGGTAACCGTGCTGACCCCTCGCTTCCGGGCCCGGTCACTGACCCTGAGGGAGATGATGGGCGCATGAGCAGGATAGTCATGAAACGACGGCTGCGGTGCGGCGCGGTGCTGACCGCGCAGGAGCACTGGGAGCACTCGATGGGCGTCATGTCGCCAGGGCACCGGGAGGTACTCTTCACGCTGCATGACCTCCCGGTGACGCCCGGAGACGCCGAGCGGCTGATGTCGGCGCGACCGCGGCCATGGCGTCGGGGTGCAGGCAGCTGGATTACCAGAACCTTCATGCACCAGTACGGCGCGAACGTCACCCCCGTCTTGTCCCTGTCCCGGATTCAGGTCACGCCGCAGGAGGCGGACCGCATGCTGTCCGGGGAGCACCCGATGGCGGTGCTGCTGCCGCCGCTGTACGCGCGGTCGCTGACCCTGGCGGAGATGACGGGCGCATGACGTGCAGCGAGATGCTCGCCGCCCGGGACGGCTGGACGCTGGACGCGGCGTGGGAGGGCGCCTTCCCGTACGGGACCGTGTCCTCCCCGGTTCGCTGCACGCTGTCCGGGCTGCGGGTGACGAGGAGCCAGGCCCGCGCCATCACCACGGGCCGGGCCGTGCTCACCGTTGAGCACGAGTACCCGTTCGGCAGCTTCTTCCTCCTGCACCTGGAGGTCACGCCGGCCGAGGCTCACGCCATCGCGGGCGGCAGGCACCCGCTGAACGTGCTGATGCCGCCGCTGTACGCGCGGTCGCTGACCCTGGCGGAGATGACGGGCACGTGACCCGCGTCACCGGCAGGAACGGGATCATGTACCTCGGCACGGGGCCGGGCGCGCTGCTCGGCCAGCCCGTGGCTTATATCCCGGACTGGTCCATTGACTTCGACGTCCTGCCGGCAGCACTGACCGGGGTGACGCTCGCCGAGCGGGACGGCTGGACGCTGCGGGCCGGCACCGCCCCGTACGGTCACTTCGGCGATACGCGCCCGCTGTACGTGCTGGAGAACCTGATGGTGACGGCCGGGCAGGCGAGCCAGGTCATGCGGCACCGGCCGGGGGACCTGCCCTGGCACCTGGGCCACGGCAACGGCCCGCTGCGGCCGATGAAGATGGTGCTGACCACGGAGGAGACGGTGCGCGTCTGGCGCGGGGCCGACCCGCTGGCCATGCTGGCCCCGCCGCTGCGCGCCCGCGCGCTGACCCTGGAGGAGATGATGAGGGAATGAGCTGGGACTGGCCGGGCTGGCGACTGGCCCGCACCTTCCACGGCAGCCGGAACGGGATGGCCCGGCGCGATAACTGGACGCTGGAGACCTGGCAGTACGAGGCGCCGCTGACCTGTTACTCCGAGTACCTCATCCCGCGCGTGACCACCGACGTGCGGTACGTGCTGTCCGGCCTGACGGTGACGCCCCGCGAGGCGGATGCCATCACCGGCCGTCGCCTGGGGCACTTCGCGCCGCCGCGGGCCAGCGTGCACTACGGCTACGGCCCTGGCCCGGTCCTGGTGATGGACGACATTGAGCTGACCATGGACGAGGCGGCGGCCATCGTAGACGGCACCGACCCGGTGGCCGCGCTGGCGCCGCGGATCAGGGCACGGCCGCTGAGCCTTCAGGAGATGATGGGCGCATGAGCGAGGGCTACTCCTGGCGGGACCTGACGGGCTTCCTGGTGTCCGTCCACCGTGACCAGGCCGCCCGGCAAGAAGCCGGGGACCGCCAGGTCGCGGCACTGCGGGCGTCGGTCTGGCAGCTCCAGCGCCAGGCCGGCGTGATGACCCTGAATGAGGTGCGGGCCCGGCAGGACAGGGCGTCCCTGCCGCCCGGCACGATCGTGCTGCGCGCCCGGCCGCTGAGCCTTCAGGAGATGCTAGGCACGTGACGCAGGACAACGGAAAGCGAGTGCGCACGCCATGCGGCCACCAGGAATTACCTACGATGCCCCCCGGCCGCAGCCGTGGACGCTGACCCAGGTCCGGGACTACCCGGGCGGGCCGCGGCGGTGGCAGCTGGCCCTGGAGGTTACCGGCGGCGAGCAGGCCAGGGCGGTCCGGCTAGCGCGGGGCGGCAGCGGGGTGATGCGGACCCGGGACGACGGCGTCATGCGGTACCCGGAGGCTTACCTGTTCGAGTTCATCGACGTCACCGCGGAGGAGATGCTCGCCATCGCGGGCGGGGCCAGCCCGCTGGACGTGCTGCTGCGCGGCCCGGACGGGGCGCGGCAGTGGCTGTGGCCGCTGGTGCTGCGCGCCCGGCCGCTGAGCCTTCAGGAGATGCTGGGCACGTGAGCCACGGGGACTACGTGCAGCTCCTGGCGAGGCTGTACCTGGCCGGGATCATCACCGCAGCCAAGGCCCGCTGCCTGCATGAGGCCGCTTTCACGCGATGGCGGGCAACGACCGGGGGGCCGCTGCCGCTGGCAGCCCGGCCACTGACCCTGGCCGAGATGCTGGGCTAGTACCTGGCGATCTTCCGGACGACGAGAGCGAGTACGCCGATGATCAGGACCACGATGACCCAGGCAGCCAGGTCGGATGCCCACACGGGCAGTATCCCGGGGCCGGGGTGGTAGCAAGAGGGATCGCCGGGCCGGCCCGTGAAGCCGTGGCACCGGCCCAGTGTCCCTGCCATCAGCCCGGCCCGGCCAGCAGGTGACCGGGTGGGGCTGGGTACTCATCGCCGTGTGCGTATCGGCGCTTCTCTTCCTGGCCGCGTGCTGGGCGGGCACTTGCTCGGTGAAGGGGTGCCGTGAGCCGGTGCGGTTCCACTCGATGGCGCGGCCGGGGACGGACGTGTGCGCCCGGCATTTCTGGGAGGAATGGGACGACGGTTACCGGTGCTGACTGACCCTGCCATGCGCGCGGGCTACTCCGCCTTGTCATACGCTGCCCGGATCTTCGCCAGCACGGCGTGCTCGGAGCCGCGGCCCTGCGCGGCGCCGGCCAGCTCCCAGGTGCCGGCCGCCTTCATCGCCCGCATCAGGCGCTCGTGCTCCAGCTCGGCGTTGCCCAGGGCCAGGCCCACCGCCTTGACCAGCGTCACGTTCGTGCGCCGCTTGTCGTCACCGGGGAAGCACTCGCGCAGGGCGCGCAGCGTCTCCCGTAGCCGGGGCTCGCCGCCGATGGCCAGCACGTAGGTACCCGCGCTGATGCCGATCGTGGTGGCGCTGTCGGTCCGCTGGCCTATCGTGAAGCCCTGCTCCTCGAACATGCGGTTGACGGTGAACGCGAGGCTGCCGTCATCGAACTCGATGTCACTGCGGGCCGCCTCGGTCAGCGTCACCTTCTTCAGCCGCTGAAGGTCCTGGAAGATGCGGTTCTCCTGGGCCAGCGTCAGGCCGCGGAGCACCCGGCACGGGACCAGGTGGTTCGGGCCGAACTTCTCGTGCAGCCAGTGGTTGGAGGCGTTGCCGTCCAGCGTCCAGTACTGGTGGCTGTCAGAACGGTAGGACACGACGCGCGGGCGCAGTAGCACAGGATTGTAGTCCTGGAACGCCTTGGCCCTCGCCCTGAGCGTTGACAGGTACCTGACGCTGTCCTCGGGGCGGTTGCGCTGCGGCCCGCGCAAGGTGGCGAACGCGGACACCAGTATGCCGACCGGCAGCATGGTGTCCTCGTAGTTCTGCGGCGGAGCCTCGGGGTAGATGACCTTCTTTGCCAACGGAATCCCTTTCAAGGGGTAGCTTCTCACTCACATCATACTCTAAGAGACTACCTTTACCATCCGGCGATAGTCAGTGACCGCTCCGCCCTCGTCACCGCGGTGTACAGCCACCGGCTGCGCTCGCCAGTTCCGGGCGCCGGCCAGCCCTCCTCAATGACCAGCACCTTCTCGGCCGAACTTCCCTGTGCCTTGTGGGCTGTGAGTGCGTAGCCATAGTCAAAGAGCGCGACATGACGGTCCCTGACGCAGGATGCCTGGAACTTCGGGTCACCGAACGGCAGCGCTGATACCGTCCCCGACCACGGGCGGAGGAGGTCCTCGCATTCGATGACAGCCTGGAATGTGGCCTCACTACCGGGCCCTGTTACCCCTCCCACGGCCAGGATGGTCCCGCGCTGACCGTTGTACAGGCCCTCTGCGTGGTTATTGCGAAGGCAGGTCACCGTATCGCCGACCTGCGGCGGCCCGGACCGGCCGTGCCACGCGCGCATCAGCTGGTTGTGCGCTGTCCTTGCGGCGTTAGTCGCGCAGATGATCAGGTCCGCCTCAGCCGGGTGCAGGCCGGCCAGCCCGGACTCATGCTCGGCCATCGTCAGCTTGACCGCATCCGGCCCGTACCAGCCGGGCGGCACGTGGCCCTGCTCGCGCGCCCACCGCGCCATGGTGAGGATGGCCATGCCAGACGGGCTTTCCTCGTTCTGCCGGTGGATCTTCTCCAGCCGGATATCCGGGCTGGCCATCAAGTTGAAGGACGAGCGGACGGGCGGCAGCTGGCCGTGGTCGCCGACCGCCAGCACCGGAACGCCATGGCCGGTCAGGTCCTTCCAGAGCTGCTCGGGGATCATCGATGCCTCGTCGGCCACGACCAGTCCGATGCCGGCGAGCGGCTCCGGCGCCGGCGTGAAGCTCAGCTGGCGGCGCACCGCGCACTCCCAGCCCCGTCCGGCGTGCGCGCGGCACTGAACGTCCGCCTCCTTCATTACCGTGTCACTCTCGGTGCACACCGTAACCTCACAGGCACGGTAGAGCAGCCGGTGCAGGGTGGACGCATGATCCGGGGGGACGTCACCGGGGAGCTTGCGCCGCAGCACGGACGTCGCCTTACCGGTGTAGGCGGCGAACGCGATCCGGATATCAGGCAGGAACTGCGGCAGGCAGCAGATCAGGCTAGTCTTCCCGGTTCCCGCCAGCCCGCCCAGGGTCAGCGGCGGCCAGCCCCCGGCCTCATGCCACGCCAGGATCTGCGTGAGCGCGCGGCGCTGGTCCGCGGACAGGGTCTCCGTCAGGTCAGTCATAGACCCCAAGATACCGGTAACAGGGCCCGGCACCGAGTGAAACGGCGCCGGGCTCCCGTGCCTGCCTAGCCAGGCCCGTCCTAGCCGAGCCATTCCTGCCGGGGCGGGCCGCGCCCAGCCCTGCCTAGCCTTGCGACGCCTGCCGAGCCTTGCCCAGCCGCGCCACGCCAAGCCCTGCCTGCCCAGCCGAGCCTAGCCCAGCCGCACCACGCCTAGCCATGCCTGCCACGCCAGACCTTGCCCTGCCTAGCCATGCCTGCCGGACCTCGCCTCACCTAGCCAAGCCATGCCGCGCCTGCCCTGCCGTGCCGCGCCGGGGCCTGCCGAGCCTAGCCATGCCTGCCTAGCCGAGCCCTGCCGAGCCTAGCCATGCCATGCCTGCCAGTCCTGGCCTTGCGTCACCCCGCCTTGCCCCGCCGTGTCCATCCCTTTTACGCCGGATGCTGCTGCTCCCGTGCCTGCCCGGCCACGCCAGACCTCGCCGCGCCTAACCTCACCTGCCCCGCCATGCCAGACCTTGCCGCGCCTAACCTCACCTGCCGCGCCAGACCTCGCCATGCCCTGCCGTGCCTAGCCGTGTCCATCCCTTTGCGCCGGATGCTGCTGCTCCCGTGCCTGCCGCGCCGCACCTGGCCATGGCTAACCTCACCGCGGCTGCCGAGCCGATCCCAGCCGTGCCTAGCCGTGCCGGCCCTGACCTCGCCTGCCCTGCCGCGCCGCGCCTGACCCAGCCAGGCCACGCCATGCCTGCCGCGCCGACGCGCGCCACCCCGTGCCAAGCCACGCCCTGCCTGCCGGTCCCCGCCTAGCCCCGCCTGGCCATGCCAGCCCGAGCCATGCCTGCCTTGCCAGACCTTGCCTCGCCGTGCCTTGCCGTGCCTGCCCGGCCTCGCCACATCGCGCCATGCCTCTCCTTGGCCAGCCTCGCCATGCCTGCCCCGCCTGGCCTCGCCGGACCCTGCCCTGCCGCGTCCATCCCTTTACGCCGGATGCTGCTGCTCCCGTCCCTGCCGGTCCCGGCCTAGCCTCACCGAGCCTGACCTGCCTGACCGCGCCATGACGCACCGAGCCTTACCGGTCCCTGCCTGCCATGCCACGCCACCCCGTGCCAAGCCCTACCTGCCCTGCCGCGCCGCGCCCTGCCGTGCCGTGCCTCGCCTGCCGCGCCTGGCCCTGCCGCACCGCACCATGCCACGTCCATCCCTTTACGCCGGATGCTGCTGCTCCCGT